CGGCTTGCCCGATCGACCCCGACAAATCAATACCCACAGTGCTACGACCAACCGCCTCGCCGATCACGCTAGGTAGATACACACCCGACGCAACCAGTCTACGATTCGGACGTCGCCATGTAGCGTTGTCCTTGTCGTTGCAGATGGACGATACAAAGTCTCGCAGGACTTCGCGCCAATTCACCTTGGCTTCCATGGCTTCGCTAATTTCTCGCGGGACGTTGCCATTTAGTTTCCCCGCAAGTAGCGCACCTTGTCTCAGTGCTTGATCGACCTCACGAGCGAGTGCTTGTTTCTCGTCCTCGGACATTTCACTGGCACTCTCCCAGTCGTGTTCGTCAAAGCCCTGCCCACCTTCCGTTTGTGAATCGCCATCACCATCGCCTTTTCCACCTTGACCTCCTTGTTGTTGTAGTAGTTTGAATACTTGCCCCGCGTCCATGCCCCGATACTTCTCATCAAGACAACCACCCTCGGGCAACGCAACCATCGTGCCTTGCGGGTCAGAGTCGTGAATCATCAGGTTAATCACATAATCGCATGCCATGTTCGCCAACTGCGGATTCTTCTCATAAAGATGTTTCCATACAGTCGTATGACGAAATGCTTTGTGCAAGTTCTCGTGCAAGATCAGACCCTTGAGTTCGGTATCCTTCAACTTGTCTACAAACTTACGTCCGTAGAATATGTTGCGCCCATCGGTGCATGCAGTAGGCACACTATCGTCCACCTCGGTGCGCCCGAGCATAAAGATACCCGAATACAAACAATACTTAGGGTCATTCATCAATGCGACGTGCGACTTTTGCACACGTTGTTCAGCAGTTAGTTTCATAGTTTCTCCTTGTTTGAAATACTGTCAGACAGTATTAGAACAACCATTGGTTATCGGTAGCCCACTTCACAAAGTCCTTGTTGGATACCGCCATGGCTTGTTTGGTAGATGACTTCACGATCGACCGAGCGAACAACGCTTGTAACTCTTTGTCCAACCGATCGGCATACTTCAACCACTTGGGTAATGTATCTTTGTCCACCCGACTGATTGCAGAGAACACCAAGATACATTTAGCAACCGCGTCATCAGGAACTTTAGCGGACGCAGGACTTTCACAGATGGCTTCCCATGTAGGTAACTTGTCCACCACAGTAAAAAATGCTTGCATATCACGACTAGCAGACTCGCCGATCGTGCCCGACAACGCGCTGATAGTTACGGACTCGCCCAGTGCGCTACGTTTCTTAGCAATATGACTAGCCTTCTCGAGCGAACGTGGGGTTACAAATGCAGTCTGTCCCGCCCGAGTAGGATTAAAGATATATGGATTGTCCTTCTGAGCATGGTCAGTATATGACTCAAGCGCATGGGGAAACTGTTTAACCCAAGCGATAATCTCAGGCGCAATATCGTTATCCAACGCCCAAGCACCCCACGAATCGGGGTCAATACCATCAGCAGTAAACCCCGCGTGTGGCTTACGAACTGTTACAAAACACACACGATTCCTTGCATGTGCCTCGAGCGAATCTCCAACACCATCGGTAGATAAGTTAGTCGTGCCGAACACAATGCTACCCTCGGGCAAGTGCATATCACCAATGCGTTTCTCGAGCATGAGAGTAAGTAGCACATTCTTGACCGCCTTCATAGCCTTGCCGATCTCGTCGAGCATGACAATCACAGGCTTACCCGATTGGAACTTGAACCTAGCGTTAGGCGCAAACTTGGTAACTTTCAAGTCGCTACTCACGTCCTCGGTATACGGCAACGCAAAGTCGCCAAGGTCTAGCAACGTGCAGTCGATGTATGCCAACTCATAATCGGGAAAGCGTTTAGCCAAGACCTTGAGCATAGATGACTTGCCAATTCCGGGCTCACCTTGACCGATCACAGTAACATCAGACCCAACTGTTGCAACCATGTTTGCAAACTCGTTGAGAGATACAGAACTTCCGAACTTAATACTCATAATAATTCTCCTTGATAAAGTTAAATGAAAACAACCAATACCACTTGTCATAACATACTGTCAGACAGTATGTTACTTCTACAACATAATACTATTATAAATCTTAATACAACCTATGTCAAACTAGATTGGTTAGCACCTCACCCGCCTCGACATCAACCACCTTGGTAACATCGTTGGCTTTCTTGCAGATGTATTCAATGCGGGTAATCACTGATTGGGGGCGATACTGATACTCACGAATATCACGTCGCTCAGTTCGTGTTGTGCCATCGTGATACTTCTGTTGAAATTCCTCAGTCCGCACAACCCTACTCTCTTGCGAGTTAGCCCCCATGGTTATCAATACCAACAAGTTTGGATACTCGTCCTCGGTAGCAGTTTGCATAAATCCAAACAACTGTTTTGCTCTACCCTCAGACAAACGATCGTTCACGTCATAGTAAGAGAATGATTCACCCCTAAATATCACGTTGCTACGCCCCCAATAGTCCTGAGTTCTACTACTATCCACATACTGTTCAACCAAGTCGCGGGTAATCCAACCATCAGCCAACTTCAACATGTTTCTACAATAGTCGCGGAATCCCTTGATTTGATCTCGGACGTCGCGGGACTTGGTTCGATCAACTACACGCTGTTGCAGTTTGGGTATCTCGGCAGGGACGTATTCACCATTGACGTAGTTAAGTAAGAACATCTGTTCCTTGGGTAAGGGATAACTCTTACCGCCTACCTCAATCCATATAGACCCATAACGCTTAAAGCAACTGATTGCATAGCGACAATGCTTTTCGATAAACGCAGTAGTCAGGGGTGTTGCCCATGTGTCAATGCGTAGTTCGATTGACCCATCAGGTCTAAACATCACGCACTTGGTGTCATACAACTGCGCGCCATAGTTTTCACCATCTTGCACAACACGTTCCCAATCCCTACGACGTTCACCGATAGGACGAATATCCTCAGACCTACCTCGGATTGGTTTGGTGTCGTGATACTTGGACTTCATAATGTTATAACGTTCGATACTCATAATGCTCTCCTTGAAATTAAAAAGATGTTTATAAATACTGTCAGACAGTATTACCTGAACAACCACAATGCCAATGCTATCGGCAAAGCCATACCCGCACCGATCCAAAAGAATGTCATAAACAATTCCCCGAACCAATCAACCGCCTCCCGCCAGTCGCTCTTGTGTCGGTATATAGCAGTGGCATACTCCGCGTCCCTAAACGCTTCACTTGCGCTTCGGTGTGTCCTACCCACCGCGTGTTGCAAGTCGTTAATGTGAACGAGCGTCGCGGGACTACGCAGGTCTATGCCCTCAACTGTCCCGCAGAACTCGCGCTTGGGTTTGTCTTTTACAAGACGTTGTGTAGATGTAATAGGGTTTACCCTCATTTTTTCTCTCCTTTAATTGCCCTGAGTTTCGCTTTCGCAATCGCCAATACCGCATAGGCATGGCAGTATTCCTCATACCGCGCCATGCTAAACGGATCGACATCCTTGTTGTGTTCCTTGAGAGTGTTCTCTAACCTATCAATCTCGCGCAATAGATCGGATACCCTCTCGCCTTTATAAAGTTCCATTACCAATCACCTCCATATAAAAGAAAACCCACTCTCAACATCAAGAGCAGTATGACCACAAAAAGCACATCACAAAGCGCGTTCCAAAACTTATCGCTCATATCAGTCCCCCTTGAATAGTTCAACAACCTTGCAAACCGCAATTACTACGATAGCAAGAACCATAACTTCACCTAGCATTTCGTTCATTTCACAATACCTCCTTTGTTATTTATACCTAATAAATCACTACGATTAAAGACCGCCACATAGTTAGACTTGTGTAGCGGGACGATACAGAATCTTCGGGACTTGGCTACCTCGTCCCCGCAAGATAAACACGTCTTGTAGCCTAACTCGGCTCGGCGACGCGGGACTTTGTTACCACATAAACATACCATAGTGCACCTCCTTAAAATACTGTCAGACAGTATCGGTTTACCATTTGGACTCGTTGTAGTCCTCGGGGTCGGTATTGCGTAAGTCCTCGTAATCCACGCAATACGTTTCTATCTCCATGGCAAGGGTAGAATCCTCTGCCAAGTCCTCAGACCAATCTTCGACTAGCCCATCGTTCCACACCGCGACAACCCGCCACTCCACAATCTCATACAGATTGCCATTCTCCACATCTTTAACTTCTCTCTTTCTGCGTTGCATAGCACACCTCCTTGTAAAAACCTCAAGCGGACAGACTGTTGCCAATCTGCCCTATGAAATCTCTATTTGTTTGTTTGCCCTCTGCTATTTTCTCGCAGTCCTGTTTGGGGTTCGGGCATGGGGTGGTTTACTGCGTGTGATTGAAATACTGTCAGACAGTATGGGTCTGTAATGCACCCTGTATATATAGATAGTCGGTCTAATGTATTTCCTACAATAAATTACACCCGCAAGGATACTGCTCGGTATTCATTGACTTAGTTTGTCGGCTCTAACGGACTTGCTATTTTGAACTGGCGATACGCAACTTTGTATCTTTCTTCCGCTACTTACAATGGTCTGTATTCCCATAGCCTTAGCATATAGGCAACTGCAACCTACGCCTACCTTGCACTAGGATTAACCTAGCGTTCTACATATTGTTAAAGAGCAAATACTGTCAGACAGTATTTGAGTGGCTCGACAACAACTCGCTTTACCCACTCTATAATACTATTATAAACCTATGTTAGTCCTATGTCAATACCCCTAACTTGGAAACTTGACAGTCAGCGTCCCGCGAAACTCATTCTATAAAGATGTTTGCCAAATACTGTCGGACAGTATTTTGTTTGACAATGTATAGCGTGGCGGGACTTTGTTCACTAATTTGTTCACTCTGTTCGGGTTTGTTCACTGGTCAATGAACGGGCGGGAAGTTAAGCGTGGCGGGACTTCGCGGGATTTGTTGTGTGTTGTTCACTCAAAAAATGAAAATACACGACTTGCCAAAAGGCACTTAGTCCCGCGAAACTTTACAATGCGTTCTACCTTTACAATGTCAAGAGAAAATTTATCCCCTGTATACTTTTTGAAAATGAGTGAACAAGTGAACATTTATAATAATAATAAATAAAATAGATAGATAGAACAAGAACTTAGCCCTGCTTTGTCCCGAAAAAAGTTTGTTCACTCATGAGTGAACATTGTGAACATTGTGAACAAAATGGTTGGTGGCTACTAACATGCTCTCTCCGCCAAAAACTGGTTTCAACTCCACGTCCTGCGTAGTCCCGCGAAATACTGTCAGACAGTATTTGGGTGTAATTGGGTATCTTTGTGGGTGCGTGATGTAACGTGAAAGAACTTTATGGAATGAAGCGGGACGACGTGCAACCTGAACGCAACCTACTCGCACCGACCCTCTCTCCCGCGCCCTCTCCCCAACTCTCCCGCCAACCAGCCCCACCAACCGAGATGACACCAGTTCCCAAAGGGCGAAAAAAAACCCCGCCTTTCGGCGGGGCTTAGTCCTGCGGTGTCCTGTTACTCGCCGTCGAACTCGTCGAGCGCGTCGATAACGAAAGCCACAAGTTCGGCGTATTGTTCGCGGTATTGCTCAACCGCTTGGCGTAAGCCCTTGCTAACTGAATCGGCGGGGCTATCCTTAACGATCGACAATTTGACGATCGGCTTGGATTCATTAGCCTTTGTTACCTTCGCGCCCTTCGCGGCGGGTTTGCGGTAAGCGTTCATGCTAAACGGGACGCCGTCATTGACCGCCTTGCGAAAAGCCGTCGCAAGGTTTTTAATGGTTTGCTCGGCTTTACCCGCTTTCGATAACACTTCAGTAAAGCGGATCATTACCGCATCTCCGCTTTTAACTGTGCCGAGGGGCTTACCCTTACGTGCCTTGCGTATTGCTTGGCAACCCTTGTCAATCTCCGCCGTAGCATTACCAGCCACTACAATATTGTTTGCTACGTCAACGCTTAATTGCTCTTGTTTGCTTAACTGAATAGTCATAGTAATTCTCCTAATTATGTCGTAAGCGATATTGCCCCGATCCATAAGTGATACTTTACTCTTATGTTATCGCTATGTCAATAGGATTTTGTCAAAAAATCAAATAATGTCCGACAGTATTTCGCGACCCCAACCCCCCAAAATGGCGAGATGTTACTTGGCGTCCGCTCTGCTGCTGTAATGTGCACAAAGGATGTGCTCAAAATAAAAATGACCCCCACCCCTATTAGGGTTTTCCCTAGGTTTTGTTTCTTATAATATACAAAACACCCCCCTTATGTATATTTTGGGACTCCTACCCCCGGGGGGTATATAAAAATTTTAAAATGCCGGTGCCATATTAAAGTAGACTTTAATGACTCATAAATGTTGCATTAACCCACTTAAGGACTTATTTATGATACATTGTTGCAGCGCAGCAATTGTGTGATATACTACACATTATTTGAGGAGAACCTTATGAAACAAGTACTTACCATCAAAGACTTTATCGACCAGCAGTACGAGTTGCAAAAGCGCTATGCTGATGTAGCCGACAAGTTTGTTAGCAAGGCTGTAGATTTGATGCCCAAAGCCCCAACTCCTGCCGAAGTTATTGATTCTGCTATGGAAATCAACAAACTAGCAGCCAAAGTGGTGCAGGATGAACTAACTACAGCGGCTAAAAAGTTCTACGACTTTAAGTAATTTTAGGTAAACTAAGTTTGGAAGGCGGTCTGGGCTAGAAGCTCACACCCGCTAACGAATCGACTAGCTGTCTACAGTCTCACGACGCCTTCCATTTTCCAGGGAGGCGTCATGAAATTTTCAATTCGTAAGGTTGATATTAGAGAACCCGCTAACGTCAATCTGCTATTACATTTGCAAAGAAGGATATTACCGAGTGATCGCTCCTATAAACCTGACCACGGGCATTGGTGGATTGCCTACGCTGAGTGTGGAAAACCTGTTGGCTTTGGCGGCCTCGTCCGATCTATTCGTTTTAGTGATACTGGGTATCTATGTCGCGCTGGTGTGCTTGATGCTTTCACTGGTCACGGACTTCAAAAAAGACTGATAGATGCCCGAGTGCGTAAAGCCAAAGAGCTTGGCTGGAACTGGGTCATCACAGACACAACAGACAACCCAGCCAGTGCTAACAGCCTCATTAATGCGGGGTTTAAAATTTACACACCTGGAGAACCTTGGTCTTATAAACATAGCATTTATTGGAAGTACAAGGTCGACCAGTCTGCGTACAAACCCAAAAAATTAAAAAAGTCCTTAGCAACTGTTTGAAAACAATATACAATTCGCTCATCGTTGCCACAAACCGCACGTATGCCAATTACTATTGAACCTGAATCAGGAATACCGTTCCCTTTCGATACAAACCCGGAAGAGATAGAACAGTTTCGAGAGCGCGCCAAGGCCGCAGTAGAAACCATTAAAGAAATCATCCATTTGGGTGGGGAGATAGAAATTACTGAAGACGACCGTGCTCAAGCTAGAAGCGCGGCAGTAGGTAATTCCACAATTAAAGTCAACGAAAAGAACGCAGGTGCGTTAGTACACCTAGAGGCTATTCTTGCCGAATACGACCGCGACTTACTGAATGTCTCCTCCCGCCTGCGGTCTTACGTAACCAACAAGCTCCTGCTTGAGACGATCGACGAAGATGCCCGTATAAGGATCAAAGCCTTAGAGTTGCTGGGCAAGGTTACGTCCGTCGGTCTTTTCTCTGAGAACCTAAACGTAGAAGTAAAGCATCGCAAGATCGAAGACATCGACAGCGAGCTAAATGTATTGCTGGAAAAGTACCTTGGAGTTGCAGAAGTTGTAGACGAAGAGGACGAGTTAGAGTCTTTAAACAAAGAGAAGAGTTTGCTCGAGATGAACGACGAGGAACTTGGACTAGAAGATGTTAAGTCAGAAGAAATTAGAACTCCTCCAGCAGCATAAAGACAAGCTGCCTCCAGAGATCAGAGCTAAGCTGGGTGCTTTGTTAGAGGAGCGCGACGAGCTTGAGACCACCACACAAGCCCAAAAAGATTTCATGACCTACGTAAATTACGTATGGCCTAGCTTTATCCACGGTAAACATCATGTAAAAATGGCGAAAGCCTTTGAAAGGGTCGCAAATGGAGAAATTAAACGTCTTATTATTAACATGCCTCCTCGTCATACTAAGTCTGAATTTGCTTCTTACCTGCTTCCTGCGTGGTTCTTGGGACGCTTTCCTGGAAAGAAAATTATTCAGACATCTCATACAGCTGAGCTCGCGGTTGGCTTTGGACGTAAAGTCAGAAACCTTGTCGATAGTGACGTCTATAAAGACATATTTCCAGACGTTGCGCTACAGGCGGACTCTAAAGCTGCTGGTCGATGGGCAACTAACAAGGGCGGAGAGTATTTTGCTATCGGTGTTGGAGGCGCTGTTACGGGTAAAGGTGCGGATTTGCTCATTATTGACGACCCTCACTCGGAACAAGAAGCAACCATAGCCGAAACGAACCCCGAAGTCTACGATAAGACCTACGAATGGTACACATCTGGTCCTCGTCAGCGTCTACAACCGGGCGGGGCTATCGTAATCGTGATGACAAGGTGGTCAAAGAAGGACTTAACCGGTCAAGTTGTCAAAGCAGCAGCCCAAAGAAGCGGAGAAGACTGGGAAGTTATTGAATTTCCTGCACTTTTGCCGTCTGGGAACCCACTTTGGCCTCAGTTTTGGTCAAAATTAGAGCTTGAAGCCCTAAAATCTGAACTTCCTAACTCGAAATGGATGGCTCAGTACCAACAACAGCCTACTTCTGACGTAAACGCCATCATTAAACGTGAATGGTGGCAGATTTGGGAGGATGATGACCCACCACACTGCGAGTTTTTGATACAAAGCTGGGATACGGCCTTCTTAAAGACACAAAGAAGCGACTTTTCTGCCTGTACTACGTGGGGAGTTTTCTATAAACCCGACGATACAGGCCGAGATCAGGCAAATATTATCTTGTTGAACGCGTTCAAGGAGCGTATGGAGTTCCCAGAACTAAAAGAACGTGCCAGAGAACAGTATGACGAGTGGGAACCAGACGCACTAATTGTCGAAGCCAAGGCTGCGGGTAGTCCGTTGATATTTGAGTTGCGAGCCATGGGTATACCCGTGCAAGAGTTTACGCCTAGTAAGGGTAATGATAAGATAGCAAGACTGAATGCAGTAGCAGATATATTTGCAAGTGGTAGAGTGTGGGTACCTAACACACATTGGGCGGAAGAACTTGTAGAAGAGGTAGCAAGCTTCCCTTCTGGTGAACATGACGACTTAGTAGACTCTATGACTCAGGCGTTATTACGGTACAGAAAAGGCGGCTTCTTACGTCTGCCATCAGACGAAGAAGATGAAGTTAGAGAATTTAAATCCAGACGGCATGCTGGGTATTACAACGTATAGGTACATTTATGTCTATTGAAAAAAGTTTAGCACAAGCCCCGCAAGGCCTAACAGACCTAATCGCGTCCAGCGAACCCGACTTAGAGATTGAGATCGAGGACCCAGAATCGGTCAAGATCGCGATGGATGGTATAGAGATCGAAATCGAGCCAAGAGAAGAAACAGACGAGGACTTTAATGCTAACTTGGCTGAGTACATCGGCGAGAGAGAACTCGTTGAATTAGTTGGCGATTTAATTGGTGACTTTGATAGTGATATCGCGTCCCGCAAAGACTGGATACAAACCTACGTTGATGGCTTAGAACTCCTTGGCATGAAGATCGAGGAAAGAACAGAGCCTTGGGAAGGTGCTTGCGGCGTCTACCACCCGATACTAAGTGAGGCACTTGTTAAGTTCCAAGCAGAGACTATGATGTCGACGTTCCCTGCTTCGGGTCCCGTTAAGACCCAGATCATTGGCAAAGAAACACCAGAGAAAAAAGAAGCGGCTGAGCGTGTTAAAGATGACATGAACTATCAGCTCATGGATGTGATGCAGGAGTACCGCCCAGAACATGAGAGGATGCTGTGGGGCTTGGGCCTTGCAGGTAACGCATTTAAGAAAGTGTATGTTGACCCAAGCTTAGATCGGCAAGTCAGTATGTTCGTGCCGGCGGAGGACATTGTGGTACCATACGGGGCTTCGTCCATCGAGCAAGCCGAGCGAGTCACACATGTGATGCGTAAGACGGAGAACGAGTTAAGGCGTCTCCAAGTTGCCGGGTTTTATCGGGACGTCGACCTTGGCACGCCAGACAATGTCATGGATGAGGTTGAGAAGAAGATTGCCGAGAAGCTTGGCTTTAGAGCAACTTCAGATGATCGGTATAAAGTTTTGGAGATGCACGTTGACTTGGACTTGCCGGGTTACGAGCATAAAGATGAAGACGGAAAACCCACAGGCATTGCACTGCCATATGTGGTGACTATTGAGAAGGGCAGCAACACCGTCCTATCTATCCGTCGTAATTGGGAGCCAGATGATGAGACTCATCAAAAACGTCAGCACTTCGTTCACTACGGTTATGTACCCGGCTTTGGGTTCTATTGCTTTGGTCTTATTCATTTGGTCGGTGCATTTGCTAAGTCAGGCACTTCCATTCTCCGCCAGCTCGTTGACGCTGGCTCACTTGCAAACTTGCCAGGTGGCTTTAAGGCCCGTGGACTGCGTGTTAAAGGCGACGACACCCCGATAAGCCCCGGCGAGTTCCGCGACGTCGACTTACCGTCCGGCGTTATCAAGGACAACATCATGACGCTCCCCTACAAGGAGCCGAGTCAAGTTCTTGCTGGGTTACTAAATCAGATCATCGACGAGGGACGTCGCTTTGCTACGGCAGGTGATATGAAGGTGAGCGACATGAGCGCTCAGTCCCCAGTTGGGACTACGTTAGCAATTCTGGAGAGAACGTTAAAAGTGATGAGCGCTATTCAGGCGCGGATTCACTACTCGATGAAGCAAGAGTTTAAGTTACTCAAGCAGATCATCGCCGACTACACACCAGAGGAGTATAGCTATGAACCCGTGGAGGGATCGCCAAGAGCGAAGAAGGCTGACTACGACAATGTGGAGGTCATTCCTGTCTCGGACCCAAATGCGGCAACGATGGCGCAAAAGATTGTGCAGTACCAAGCAGTCTTACAACTGGCGCAGCAGGCTCCACAACTCTACAACTTACCCTTACTACATCGGCAAATGCTCGATGTTTTGGGGATCAAGAATGCGGCAAAACTTATTCCGATGCAAGAGGACCAAAAGCCCACGGATCCAGTTACGGAGAACATGGATGCGATCCGTAACAAGCCGCTAAAGGCATTTATGTATCAAGACCATCAAGCACACTTGACTGCGCATACGGCGTTTATGCAAGACCCGTTTACGCAGCAGATGTTGCAACAGAACCCAGCAGGGCAGGCGATTATTGGCGCGATGCAAGCACACATGGCAGAGCATTTTGCGTTCAAGTACCGCAACGACATTGAGCAGCAACTTGGGGCACCACTCCCATACAGTGAAGAAACTCCTGACAAAGAAAGAGAAGTTCTTCCTGAAGAGTACGAGGTACAAATCTCTCGTTTGGTTGCACAAGCAGGTGTTCAGTTATTAACTATGGATCAACAGCAAGCAGCAAAAGCGCAAGCAGCGCAGCAAGCTGAAGACCCGATCATTCAGATGCAGCAACAAGAGCTTGCACTGAAAGGTCAAGAAATTCAACGTAAAGCGCTAAAGGACCGGACTGATGCGCAGTTGAGAAACCGTCAGCTTGACATTGAGGAAGAACGCATTGCCTCGACGGAAGAGATTGAGGGTACGAAGTTAGGCGTTAAGTTGGCAAAAGACAAAGAAGAGCAAGAGTTCCGTCAAGAGTTTGAAGGAACTAAGCTTGGAATTGAGATAGCCAAGGCTAAAGACAAACCGACAAAAGGTAACGAATGACAGAACTAGAGCTTTTAATTAAGCAGATTGATGATAAGACGAACCAACTCAAGGATGCGGTGATAGTTGGTAGTCTCGATCACATTCAGTATCAAAGACTTTGTGGTGAAATTCGAGGTCTGTTCACTGCAAAGGGGTACATATTAGACCTCAAAGAACGAATGGAGAACTCAGATGAGTGAAATCCTTATCGGCACAAACCCCGATAAACCGCAGATAGTAGGTGCAGTAAATTTTGCAGCAACAAACGAAGAAAAAGCTAGTCAACTACCTGAACCGATGGGCTATCGCATTTTGTGCGCTATTCCAGAAGTAGAGGATAAGTTTGATAGCGGGATCTTAAAGTCAGACGAAACTGTCCGGCATGACGAGCTCTTAACTACGGTTTTATTTGTAGTCAAGCTAGGCCCAGATTGCTATCAGGACAAGACACGGTTCCCTAACGGGCCTTGGTGTAAACAAGGTGATTTTATTTTAGTGCGACCAAACGCCGGGACAAGACTGGTTATTCACGGGCGTGAGTTCCGCATCATTAACGACGACTCTGTGGAGGCTGTAGTTCAAGACCCCCGCGGGATTACTCGTAAATTTGTCTAAAGGAGTTGTAAATGGCTGAAAACAAACAAGAAACTATGGAATTTGAGTTTCCGGATGAGGTTGAAGCTAAGGGTAAACCCTTAGAAGAAGTTGCCAAAGCTCTTGCAAAAGAGGAAGAGCCGGAGATTGAGATTGAGGACGATACCCCACCAGAGGATCGTGGACGTCAACCACTACCCAAGGAAGTAACCGAGCGACTGGAGAAGGATGAGTTAGACCAGTACGAAGGCGAAACCAAGGAGAAGTTCAAGCAGTTAAAGAAGGTTTGGCATGATGAACGTCGTGCTAAAGAAGCTGCGTATCGCGAGCAGCAAGAGGCGTTGGCAATCGCTAAGAAGCTTATGGAAGAGAACAAAGCCCTCAAAGCTAAAGTTACTTCTGGGCACGAAGTATTTGCTACCGCAGCTAAAGAGGCGGCAGATAACGAGCTTGCCTTGGCTAAACGCGACTACAAAGAGGCTTACGAGTCAGGCGATGCAGACAAGATCATCGAAGCTCAAGAGAGAATGACGGTTGCAAAGTTTAAAGCTGAGCAACTTAAATTTTACAAATCTGACAGTGAAGCTTTACAAAATCAAGAAAATGATGTACAACTAGCGCAAGAGCAGCCTAGATACGTGCCTGATCCTAAAGCAAAAGCGTGGCAAGAACGCAATAGCTGGTTCGGTCAAGACGAAGAAATGACTAGTTTAGCCCTCGGGTTACATGAAAAACTAGTTAAGGAACATGGTATGTCCTACGCTACTACTAACGAGTATTACGACACCATTGACAAAACAATGCGTCGGAGATTCCCAGAGCAATTTGAGGAGTCTGAAGTAAAGGAAGATGAGCCACAAAAAACTAATCGTCCTAAAGCAAGCACGGTTGTAGCGCCGGCAACACGTAGCACCTCGCCTAAGAAAATTAGGTTAAGTGGTACGCAGGTCCAACTTGCCAAGAAACTTGGACTAACACCAGAGCAGTACGCCCGTGAACTTACAAAATTGGAGGCCCAAAATGGCTGAAAACAGATTATCGCGTGAGCTTCAAAGCCGCGCAACGACAGAGCGTCCTAAACAGTGGGCGCCCGCAGAGTTGCTCCCAGAGCCCGACAAACAGGCTGGCTATGCTTATCGCTGGATTCGCACTTCGACTTTAAATACCGCTGACCCACGGAACTTATCCGCTAAATTGCGTGAAGGCTGGGAGCCAGTGAGTATCGAAGAGCAACCAAAATTAAAACTGTTAGTCGACCCCAATAGTCGCTTTAAGGACAATATTGAGATCGGCGGATTGCTACTCTGCAAAACCCCAGAGGAGTTTGTTCAGCAGCGTAATGAACATTACGCAAAGCAAAGCGAATCCCAAACTGAGGCTGTGGACAACAATCTCATGCGCCAGAGTGACCCGCGGATGCCGTTGTTTAAAGAACGGAAATCTTCGACAAGCTTTGGTAAAGGTAACTAAATTTAATTAGGAGTTTTAAATGGCTTATCCTACCGTAGACGGACCCTATGGGTTCAAGCCGATCAATCTGATCGGTGGTCAGGTATTTGCTGGTGCAACTCGTCAAATTCCAATTGATTCAGGTTCTGGCACTTCCATTTTTTATGGTGATGTCGTACGTCTGAATACTGCTGGTACTTTGAGCCGTGTTTCTACCACCGATTCCGCGACCGACGCTGTTGGTATTTTCTTGGGCTGTCAGTTTACTAACCCAACTACCAAGCAGCTCCTTCAGCAACAATACTATCCAGGCGGCACTGTTGCTTCGGATATCGTTGCTTATGTTTGTGACGATCCTGACACTCTCTTTAAAGTGGCAGTTCTCTCGTCTTCAACCGCAGTTGGCGGCTTGACCCAGACTGATGTAGGTAACAACGTTGGTATCTTTACCACCGCTGGCTCTACAACTTCTGGTGATTCAAACGAAGGTGTACGTAACGCTACCAGCACTTCAGTAACAACTCTGCCATTCCGTATTATTGCGGGTGTTCCGGAGACTGTTAATGCGTCTGGTTCTTTCACTGAGGTAATCGTCAAGTTCAACTTTGGCGTCCATACCTATTACAGTGCAACCCCTGTAGCAACCGCAGCATAAGGAGCATATAAATGGCTATTTCACGCGCACAACTACTGAAAGAGCTGCTCCCAGGCTTGAACGCTTTGTTCGGTCTTGAGTATGCTCGATATGGTGAAGAACACAAAGAGATCTATGAAACTGAGACCTCTGAGCGTTCCTTCGAAGAAGAAACCAAATTGTCTGGATTCTCTGCTGCACCAGTCAAAAACGAAGGCTCTGCCATCGCTTATGACAATGCACAAGAGGCATTTACAGCACGCTACAACCATGAGACCATCGCTCTCGGCTTCTCCCTCACGGAAGAGGCAATCGAGGACAACTTGTATGACAGCCTCTCGGCTCGTTATACCAAGGCTTTGGCTCGTGCAATGGCTTATACCAAGCAGGTTAAAGCCGCTGCCGTGTTGAACAACGGTTTCACCAACTCTGCCCAATATTACGGTGGCGACGGTGTACCTTTGTTTGCAACTAACCATCCTTTGGTTTCTGGTGGTACTAACAGCAACACTCAGTCTACCGCCGCTGATTTGAACGAAACTTCCTTGGAAGCTGCCGTTATTCAAATCGCTGCTTGGACAGACGAGCGTGGCCTGTTGATCGCCGCTAAACCCAAGAAGTTGATTGTTCCTCCATCACTACAGTTCGTGGCTACTCGTTTGCTCGAGACACAACTCCGTGTTGGTACGACCGACAACGACATCAACGCTTTGGTAAACAATGGTTCGATCCCAGAAGGTTATGCAATTAACCACTTCTTGACCGATCCAAATGCTTACTTCCTCACCACTGACGTTCCAAATGGTATGAAGCATTTCGTTCGTACTCCTTTGAGCAACTCAATGGACGGAGACTTTGACACAGGCAACGTACGTTATAAGTCACGCGAGCGTTATAGCTTTGGCTGGTCTGATCCCCTCGGTATGTGGGGAAGCCAAGGAGCATAAGGCTTCTGAAGTAACAAGACCCCGCTTCGGCGGGGTTTTTTATTACGTGTTATATTACCCGTATCGTAACTCGGAGGTAATATGAACTACCCAAAAACACGTAAAGAAGCAAAAGAACTAGGGGCTACACACTACTACACAGGGCAACCTTGTTCTCGCGGGCATATAGCTTTGCGTAAAACCAAGGGTGTATGTATAGAGTGCATGAAAGAAGACTGGGTTAAGGACAACGCCAAACGCGGCTTTAAACCTAAGTCTGAAGCGGCAAAAGAAGCCGGGCGCAGGTATTACGAGCGAAATAGAGAAATGGTTAAGGCACGCGCGCTTGCTAGAACCCCAGAAGAAAAGAAAGCTTGGAAAAAAACGCATAAGCAACGGCACCCAGAATACTATAACGCACTAACTAGTTTAAGAAAACGTAGGCACAGAAACGCAACGCCGCCGTGGTTAACCGCAAAACAAAAAACCGAAATTAAACAGCTATATTTAATTGCAATTACTATGTCTAATACCACGGGTCAAAGGTATGTAGTAGACCACATAGTTCCTTTACTTGGTAAAGATGTATGTGGACTTCACGTACCTTGGAATATGCAAGTTATAACCCAAGAGGAAAACCTCAAAAAGTCAAACAAACTGCTTGCAACTACGTAAAAAAGTAGTAATATGGTGAAAACTGGGAAACCAGCTTATTAAACTGTCCCAGCAGACGCATACACGATTAATAAGCTAACTTTGTATGGAGAACTATCATGGGTTTTGCTACTCACTTAGGTCCTTGGCTATTAGGTACCGTTAAAAACACTACCGGCACGACTGCCGGCACTATCCGCAACACAGGTTGCACCAACGTAACTCAAAACGCTACCGTAGCTTTTAATACTAGCGCTGCTACTCAAGTAGCTGTATTGCCTGCTGGCGCTTTGATTACCGAAATCTTTATTCTTCAGACCACCACGTTTACTTCTGGTTCGTCTGGAACGGTTACCGTGCTAATTAATGGTACTGCCGCAGCTTCTGCCACCATTACTACTGGTACTGCTGGCGTACTAACGCTAAACGGCACTGCTGGTCAAATGAGCACTTGGTCTAACGTTGGTTCTACTGATGCAATCGTTACCTTTACCCCAGCTACACTAAGCGCTGGTGCTGGTACTTTGGTAATTCAGTATTCAGTTCGTAACTCTGACGGCGGACAGTTCCAAACCACGTTTAATAATTAATCCAGCGGGCTAGGGTTTTCCCTAGTCCACTTTAACTTTTTGGAGATTAATTATGGCGATGCAAACTGATGTACAAGCCTCAGCACCGTTAACTGCTACCGGGCAAGTTACCAACAATGCCGGCACGCCTGCTAATTTAGCGCGTATCCGCATGAAGGGCTTATATGTTGTGCCTGGTACTTTAGCTGGTTCTGTTGTTTTTAGAGACAACGGAGCAAGTGGCGATATTCTTTTGACCCTAAATACCCCAGCCGTAGCAAATGCTGGTGCGTATAGCGTTATTATTCCAGGAGAAGGCATTCTGGTTGAAACCAACCTACATGGAACCGTAACTAATACGGCTTCTGTAGTTGTCTTTTACGGATAAAAAATGTCAGAACCAATGCAAGCACAAGGTTCATTTAATTTAGTAGGTAGGAAGATCATGCTTGGTCTTCCCGCTTATGACTTTAAAGTATCAGTAAAACTAGCTATTTCACTAGCCCAGTTTTGCGTAGAGGCACCTAAACACGGGGTTCAAATTCAGATCTGTAATATCTCTGGATGCTCCGTAGTTTCCCGTGTTCGTAACCTGATTGCTAAAGATTTCCTAGCTTCAGATTGCACAGACCTAATGTTTATTGACTCTGATATTAACTTTAATGCAGAGGACATCTTTCGCTTAATGGCTTGGAACACCGACCCTAAGAAGGGTATTGTTGGTGGAGTTCCCGTTGCTCGTAAGAAACAAAAGACATATATATCTACATTAGAGCAAGATGCTGATGGCGGTATTTATATGAACGCTTATGGATTGGTAAAGGCTAAACGGATTGCGACCGCTTTCATGCTGATTCGTAGAGAAGTATTTGAGACTCTCAGAGATAATCATCCCGAGTGGAAATATCATGATGACCGAGTAGAAAACGGACATCCCGACAAGTTTTGTTATTCCTTCTTTGACTTTAAATCTACGCCAGAAGGCTATGTTGGTGAAGACTACACATTCTGCGATCGTGCTACAGCGCATGGATATGAAGTCTGGATTGATCCAACAATTAAGTTAAATCACATGGGCATTACTGAGTTTGAAGGTTCGTTTGGGGAAGATTATCTATACCCAATGTTACGCCCAGTAGACGCTAAGAAGGATGTCGCATAATGGCTAAAACTCCTGCATGGCAACGCAAAGAAGGCAAAAACCCTAGCGGCGGTTTAAATGCTAAAGGTAGAGCTTCTTATAACGCAGCCAATCCCGGTAAACCCGGGTTAAAGCGCCCACAACCAGAAGGCGGCGCAAGACGGGACTCTTTTTGTGCCCGTATGAAAGGGATGAAAAAGAAACTTACTTCCGCTAAAACGGCTAATGATCCAAACTCGCGGATCAATAAAAGCCTTCGTGCTTGGAATTGCAAAGAAGGCGGTTCAGTTCGTGGCAGTGGATGCGAAATTCGTGGAAAAACTAAAGGTAAGATTGTATGAAAGAACATTTAAGCGAGGGGACAAAGCACGTTTTAGACGGGCTATCCGTTATAACTGTATTAGGAGCTCTTGTGCAAATATTGCCAGCAGTAGCAGCTTTGTTTACGATTGTATGGACCGGTATTCGTATTTACGAAACTGACACAGTTCAGAGGTTAATTAAACGTGCCAAGCGTAAGTAAAAAACAACACAATTTTATGGCTGCGGTGGCTAAAAACCCAGCGTTTGCCAAAAAAGTAGGAGTACCTCGCTCTGTCGGTGAGGAATTTTTAACTGCCGATAAGGGCAAAAAATTTAATAAAGGTGGAGCTATGAAACACGAAGATATTGCAAAAGACAAACCTATGATGAAAAAAGTCGCTAAGGCCGAAGTCAAGATGCATGAAAAGAAAATGCACAAGATGGCTAGTGGTGGCAAAGTTGGTCAGCTTTCCAAAGCCGACGGCTGTGCTAAAAAAGGTAAGTCCAAAGGTACCATGGTCAAAATGAACAAAGGCGGATACTGCTAATGAGACCCTCTCGTGGAATGGGGGATATACTCCCTTCCAAAATGCCCGGTAAAAAAGTTATTAAGCGTAAAGACAAACCGCAAGATGTCGAAGTTTATAAAGAAGGCGGTAATGTTAATACTGCCGGTAATTATACAAAACCCGGCTTACGCAAACGGATTGTCGCGCAAGTAAAAGCAGCGGCAACTCATGGTACTGGCGCAGGACAGTGGTCTGCTAGAAAAGCACAACTTGTAGCAAAAAAATATAAGGCGGCTGGCGGTGGTTATAAATGACTGGATTAGCAAAATCGCAACGTTCTTTAAAGGCTTGGGGAGACCAAAAGTGGACGACCAAGTCGGGAAAAAAGTCGTCCGAAACCGGCGAGCGATACTTGCCAAAAAAAGCGATCGAGTCGCTAAGCCCGCAGGAGTACGCAGCGACGACAAGAGCAAAGCGGGCGGGAAAGCGCCAAGGAAAACAGTTCGTAGCACAGCCACCAAAAATAAGGCAAAAAGTAAAGCCTTACCGAAAGGTTAAGTAATGTCTACATCGGGTACAACCACATTTAATTTAGACCTCAACAATCTTATAGAAGAAGCTTTTGAGCGTTGTGGTACTGAACTCCGTACGGGTTACGACATGCGTACCGCACGCAGGTCTTTAAATTTACTTACTATTGAGTGGGCTAACCGCGGTATTAACTTATGGACTATTGAACAGGGCCAGATACCGATGGTAACTGGGCAGGCTATTTATCCTGTTCCAGCGAATACTATTGACTTGTTAGACCATGTGGTGCGTCAAAACAATGGCGTAACAAGCAATCAAATAGACATTAATATTAGCCGTATTTCGGAGTCTACTTATTCTACGATCCCGAATAAATTAACTACTGGACGCCCTATTCAAGTTTGGTTTAACCGCCAGTCTGGGCAGTCTAATTCGACCGCTGTATATTTGGCACAGTCAATTAACTCAACGGATACATCAATTACAGTTAGCGATGCCAGCAACCTTCCGATTGGCGGGTTTGTGAAGATTGACAACGAAACAATTAGCTACGCTAATGTTATTGGAAATGTTTTAACCAACTGCTATCGTGGTCAGAATGGGACAACCGCTGCGAGTCATACGGCTGGTGTGAACACTCTTTTAACAGTACAGAATCTTCCTTCAATTAATGTTTGGCCTACCCCAGATGCCGGCGGCGGTCCATATACATTTGTGTATTGGAGGCTACGTAGAGTTCAAGATGCAGGATCTAATGGGACAGTAGAGCCAGATATTCCGTTCCGTTTACTACCCTGCATGGTGTCTGGTTTGGCGTTTTATTTGGCGCAGAAGCTACCAGAAGGCCAAGCCCGGTTACAGTTTTTGAAGCAAGAATACGAGGAGCAGTGGCTCATGGCTTCTACGGAGGACAGAGAGAAAGCCGCTTCTAGGTTCGTTCCTAGGACGACATTCTATGCCTAATAAATTTAGTAGTGGTAAGTTTGCGATTGCCGAATGTGATAGATGTGGACAACGGTATAAGCTAAAAGAACTTAGAAAATTAGTTGTAAAGCAGCAGATAAAGAATATTAAGGTTTGCCCCAGCTGCTGGGACCCCGATCAGCCACAGTTATCGCTAGGTTTATATCCTGTCGACGACCCACAAGCTGTACGGGAGCCTAGACCTGATGTAAGCTATAAGGTGTCTGGAACAAGTGGTTTACAAATTAACGGGACTAATGACAACACAGAACAAGGTGTTGGCTACCCGGAAGGCGGTAGTAGGGTATTTCAGTGGGGGTGGAACCCGGTTGGTGGGGCTAGAGATGATGGGCTAACACCAAACGATCTTGCCCCTAGCTGCTTGGTGGGTAGTGTAACGGTATCAATAACGTAAGGAGTTTCAAATGTATAAACGGGATGCAGACGGTGTAGCCAAAAAGGGCAAAACCGAAGGTAAAAATTTAGGTAATAGCGGCCCAACAGCCCCTATTGAGAAAGCTAAGACCGCTAAACACGGTGTTAGCTCTGCGGCTATGAAGCAAATGGGTCGCAATCTTGCTCGTGTAGCTAACCAAGGTATGAAGAAAGCCGGAAGGGGTCGTTAATCATGGCTAAATTTAGCGCAAAAATGATGGGTAAAGAAGTTGGCGATGCTGGCGTTTACGCCAAACCACATACTATGGCTGGTAAAGAAATTACTACCGCCGAAGACGCTGTGGTTAAAAAAGGCAACCAATCCAATGAGTTGCGTCCATCTATTGGTAATGTTTTTATTAGCCAACCAGAGACCAAGACGTCTGGTATTAAGCAACGCGGTCATGGCGCAGCTACCAAAGGCTATACCTCTAGAGGCCCAATGGCATGAATTACACGCAGTTAACGGCTGCAATCAAAGGGTTTGCTGAGAACGACTTCCCAGCAACAGTAGGTTCGTTTACGTCCGCTGACCAGATTGCTAGGTTTGTCCAGCTTGCTGAGCAACGTATATACAATACGGTGCAAATGCCTGCTTTCCGTAAGAACGTTACGGGAAACATGACTACTGGAAACAAATATCTAGCTACTCCCACCGACTGGTTAGCAACGTTTAGCCTTGCGGTAATTAATGCGGCAAACGAGTATCACTACCTTTTGAACAAAGACGTTAACTTTATCCGTGAATCCTATCCCGACACGGACGCGGCATTTTATGCAGAGCCTCAGTATTACGCTATTTTTGACAACAACACCTTTATTTTAGGTCCTACCCCAGACGCTAACTATGCGGTAGAATTACATTATTTTTACTACCCACAGTCTATTGTTACTGCCGGTACGTCTTGGCTTGGAGATAATTTCGACTCAGTTCTTTTGTATGGCGCACTCTTGGAAGCTGCCGCATTCATGAAGTCTGACGCAGATTCTGTCGCTTTATATAAAGCTCGCTATGATGACGCTATGGCAGAGCTTAAGCAGTTGGGTGATGCGAAGGATCGTCAAGATTCTTATCGTAGTGGTCAAGTGAGGTACCCAGTTAAATGATTAGCGTACAAGGATTAGGCGAGTCTAGCGGCATCCAAGTCTTTACTAAAGACCATGGCGGCTTTACTCCAGAGGAGTTAGCTGAGCGGGCATTAGACAAAATTATTCAGGTAGGGGATCAGTCTCACCCTTTGGTTCGGGAGCAAGCAATTGCTTTTAGAAATCATATTCGGGAAGTACTAGTCTTTTATATGAATGAAGCGGTAAAATTTGATCGTGTAACACTAGCTTATAAGCTAAGAGAAGCTGGTCATCCTGAATTAATTAAACTTTTAAACGAATAGGAGAACTATCGTGGCTTTTACTGGAAATTTCATGTGCACCAGCTTCAAAGTAGAGCTGATGCAGGGCGTTCACAACTTTACAGCTAGTACTGGTAATACCTTTAAATTGGCTATGTATGACAATAACGCATCGTTTACCGCTGCGACCACTGCTTATACAAGCTCTAACGAGGTGGCTAACTCTGGTACATATTCCGCTGGTGGTGGTACGTTGACTAACATTACCCCAACTTCTTCGGGTACAACTGCATTTACCGACTTTGCTGACTTATCGTTTACGTCTGCGACCATTACTGCATATGGCGCTATGATTTATAACGACACCGCAGCTGGTAATCCATCGGTATGTATTTTAGATTTTGGTGGTGCTAAGACCTCTACTAACGGTACGTTTACGATTGTTTTCCCAACAGCAGACGCAAGCAACGCAATTATTCGTATTGCTTAGGAATGGCTAGGTGGCAACCTATTCTGGCTGGGGCAGAGGTGCTTGGAGTGCTGGACCATGGGGCGAGGACTACACTGATGTAGAAGTCCCTCTTGGCGGCTGGGGTTATGGTGGCTGGGGGCAAAATCCCTGGGGTGAAAATAGTGGTGGTGTAGTAGCAAATGGGCAAGTAGGCTCAGTAACTGTACAAACCACCGTAGATGTAGTAGTAAACGTAACAGGCGTTGCTGGCACTGGACAAGTTGGAAGCGTAACCGTAACGGGTGCGTCAGTAGTAGAAGATGTAACTGGAGTAAGCGGTACAGGGCAGGTAGGATCAGTAAATGCTCAAGCTGGTGCGGATGTCCCAGTTTCTGGTCTACAGGCTTCTGGAAGCGTAGGTTCAGTCACTATAACGGCTGGGGCAAATATAAATGTCACGGGCGTAGCAGGAACGGTATTTGTAGGAACAGTAACAGTATCAAGTACGGTAGACGTAGATGTTACTGGATTGGCGGCAACGGGCAGTGTTGGTAGTGTAACAGTCGCTGGCGCTGCGGTAGTAAACGTAACAGGCGTTGTAGGGACCGTAGTACAAGGCTCCGTAACTGTAGAAGCAGCAGCAAATGCTCCAGTCACAGGGCTTCAGGCTACAGGTAGCGTTGGCAGCGTAACCGTACAAGAAGGTACGGATGTTGGCGTAACTGGAGTTTCTGGAACGGTAGATGTCGGTAGCGTAGCAGTTACGGGCGGTAGTTCTGTAGATTTAACGGGCGTAGAGGCAACGGCAACTACGGCTCAGGTAAACGTAATTACTGGGCAGAATATTGATGTCACAGGATTACAGGCAATAGGCAGTGTTGGAAGTATTGCGGTAGTCATTGGAGCAGTAGTAAGCGTAACAGGCGTACAGGCAGTTGGAGAGGTAGGAAGTGTATTAATTTGGCAGGTAATTGATGACGGACAAACACCAAATTGGGTAACTATAAATGACTCGCAATCAGGCACTTGGAATGATATTATTGACACACAATCACCCAACTGGGTGGAGATAGCGGCATAAAGGATAGACTATGGCATCGACTTATTCAGCACTAAAAATCGAGCTTATCGGTACAGGCGACCAGTCTGGGACTTGGGGTACAACCACTAATACAAACTTAGGAACTGCGTTAGAAGAAGCCATTACTGGCTCTGCCGATGTAACCTTTGCCAGTGGAACAGTTACTTTAACCCTCACAGACACCAACGCCAGCCAAACAGCCCGTAATCTACGGCTTAACTTAACAGGCACTTCTGGCGGTGCGCAGAACCTTATCGTCCCAGCTATCGAGAAACTGTATCTCGTAAACAATGGATGTGCGGATACCATCACTATTAAAAACTCCACAGGCTCTGGCGTTGCCGTTCCTGCTGGTAAGTCCATGTTTGTATTCAACAATGGTACAGACGTATTAAACGCAATTAGCTATGTAACTGCTCTGGCAACCGCAACTGCTACGATTACTGGCGGTACAATCTCTGGGATTACTCAGTTAGACGTAGCTGGTACATCAGCCGCTGGAGCTAATCTTAAGCTCTATGAAGACACAGATAACGGTACAAACTATGTATCGTTAAAAGCAGCAGACAATATTGCATCAAATATTACCTTTACCTTACCAAGCGCAGATGGTTCTAGTGGTCAGGCTTTAGTTACAAACGGTTCAGGGACTTTGAGCTTTGGTTCAGCAGGTATTTCAACAGGTAAGGCAATCGCTATGGCGATGATTTTCGGATATTAATGGAGCGATCAAATGGCAAATCCTAATATAGTCAACGTAACATCAATCTACGGTAACACTACGTATGTTGCTTTAAGCACTACAAGTGCGACTACCCTTCTATCCAATGCTGCTTCTAGTGGCTTGGTTTATAAGGTAGATAACATTGTGGTATCTAACGTCAACGGCTCAACTGCCGCTAACGTCACGGTATCGGTTAACTCAGCCGCTGCGGGTGGCGGTACAGCCTATCGACTGGCGTACCAAATCTCCGTTCCTGCTGGTGCATCATTGATCGTAACCGACAAATCAACCGCATTTTATTTAATGGAGAATCAGTCCGTAGTGATTACAGCGGGAACAGCTAACTATTTAGAAGCCGTTCTTTCCTACGAAAACATTAGCAGCTAAGAGGCTTAGATGTCTGATCGCTACAAAGGCGCAATACTTTCGCCAACTGCTCCTACTGTCACACCCCAGTCGGCTGGCGGTATTTACACGTCTAGCCAACAGCTACAGTATCAGGGACAGGGAGTTTGGCCCACCGCTTTTAATAATCCTATAAACAATTCGTTACGCTTTCGGGCTAGTGCCAGTGCTTTTTTAAACAGGACTCCTGCTAGTGCTGGTAATCGTAGAACTTGGACTTATTCTGTATGGGTTAAAAGAGGAGCCTTAGGCGGGAACATAACATTGCTTGATGCGGGCAGACCTAATAACCCTTGGACAGCTTTTTATTTTTCAGATGGTGACGGGGTTGCTGGGCTTAATACTTTAGCTTTTGCTACCACCGCTGGTACTCAGCCTGGAACACATACCAATGCTACATTTAGAGATGTTTCTGCCTGGTATCATTTTGTTCTTGCTGTAGATACCACTCAAGCCACAGCAGCAGATAGAGTAAAAATTTGGGTAAATAATGTTGCTCAAACTTTCTCATATACAAACTATCCATCACAAAATTACGATACTTACGTAAACAGCACAACTTCCCATAGTATCGGTGCTTTATCCAATGGTGGCGCATCAAACCATTTTGATGGCTACATGACCGAAATAAACCTTATTGACGGGGCAGCCCTAACCCCCTCTTCGTTCGGCACAACCGATGCCTATGGTATCTGGCAACCTATCCCATACACAGGTGCGTATGGTACGAATGGATTTTATTTACCATTTACAGACAACTCCGCCCTCACGACTAGCTCAAATGTTGGCTTAGGTAAAGACTTCTCTGGTAATGGAAACTACTGGACAACCAATGGTATAAGCATTACCGCTGGCTCCACATACGACAGTATGAAGGATGTGCCGACCAACACGAACTCGAATACGGCTAATTATTGTGTGATGAATCCATTAAATCTTCCTAAAGGTGGAACACTATCAAATGGAAATCTTTTATGGACAGCCCCATCTGCTGAAGGTCAAGCTGTTGGAACAATGTATGCTTCTAGCGGTAAGTTTTATTGGGAGATGGTATTAAATACTGCTGGTGCTGGATGTGCTTTTGGTATTGCAAGCATTACTACAGATATTAACAATATTAATTTAACTGCTGGTTCTTATGTTTATTACACAAATGGTAATAAATACAATGGTGGTTCTGGCTCTGCTTATGGTGCAACATTTACTAATGGTGATATTATTGGTGTTGCATTAGACCTTGATGCTGGAACACTTGTTTTTTATAAAAACAATACAAGTCAAGGGACTGCATTTACTGGTTTGTCAGGAACTTTTACTGCCTTAATTTATGACGGAACAAGTGCAAGCACACCTACATATACAGCAAACTTCGGTCAACGCCCATTTAGCTACACACCCCCAACAGGTTTTTATCCGTTAAACACATATAACCTCCCAACGCCTACGATATTGGAAGGCGGGGAGTATATGAATGTTGTTACTTGGACTGGGACTGGAACAAGCTCAGGTCGCTCCATTACTGGTGTTGGGTTTCAGCCTGATTTTGTTTGGGGTAAGCCAAGAAGTCTTGCCTATACCCATAGCTTATCTGATGCAGTAAGAGGGGCTAATAAAAGATTAAATAGTGGGTCAACATCCGCAGAAGATACTAACTTCCAATACGGCTACACCTCCTCTTTTGATACCGATGGGTTTACTACAACTTCTGGTTCATCAAGTAATGAAAACTGGAACACTACTAACGAAACATTCGTAGCATGGAACTGGAAAGCGTCTAACGCTGCTGGAGTATCCAACACCCAAGGCACAATAACCTCAACCGTCTCCGCAAACACAACCGCTGGATTTAGTATTGTTACTTATACAGGTAATGGTTCAAATTCAACTATCGGTCATGGTCTTGGTGTTGCTCCGTCATTCATTATTGCTAAAGCAAGAAACTCAGCACAAAGGTGGACTGTTTACACAGGCGCATTAGGTAATGCTTACTATGGTTATTTAAATGAAACCTTTGCTTTTGACACAGCTAATGGAAGTTTAAGATGGAATACTGCACCTACAAGCTCTGTATTTGGTGTCGGAACTTCTGTTGATGTAAATAACAATACAACCACTTATGTAGCCTACTGCTTTGCCCAAGTCGCTGGTTACTCTGCCTTTGGGTCTTACACGGGTAACGGGTCAAGCGATGGTGTGTTTGTGTACCTTGGATTTAGGGCAAGATACTTGATGATTAAATGCTCTAGTAGCACAGGTGGTTGGGTATTGCTAGATACTGCTAGAGACCCATATAACGATGTAGATAATTATTTATATGCAAATTCATCTGCGGCTGATGCTGGTTCTTCAAACGTTTTGGACATTAATGCTAACGGCTTTAAAATAAGAAATTCGTGGACCGACATTAATGGAAGCGGGACAACATACATCTACGCAGCTTTCGCAGAAAACCCCTTCAAGATTGCTAGGGCAAGATAATGAGTAAACGATATCCAGGCGGAATACTCCGCAAGACTCCTCCGACACCAAGCCAGACATCTGCTCAAGGTATTTGGGATATGGCGTCCGTCACTCAGGCGGTTAAGGAGAATACTTGGCCCATCGCTGGCGTCCCTGATCCAATTAGTAAGTCCTTGCGGTTTAGAGCAAGCGCTTCTGCTTATTTAGGCAGAACTCCAACTAGTGTTGGGAATCGTAGAACTTGGACTTTTTCTACTTGGATTAAATTAGGGGAAATTGCGGCAAGCAACGGAACTATTTTTGCGGCTGGAACTGCAAGTGGTGAAACAACCAGATTTTATTTACGCTATACAGGAAGTCAGTTTCAAACTGGATATGGAAGCCAAAACTTAGATACTACGTCAGCAGTTTATCGAGACCCTTCTGCTTGGTATCATTTAGTATTGGCTGTAGATACAACACAAGCAACCGCTGCAAACCGTTTAAAAATATATGTAAATGGGGTTCAACAAGCGGTTTCAACTAGTGTTAACTATACTCAAAACGTTGATACTGCCGTTAATAATTCGGTAACCCACTCTATCGCTAGAGATCATATAATTCCTGGCGGGTATTTTGATGGGTATTTAACCGAAACATACTTAATTGACGGTCAAGCCCTAACCCCATCATCCTTTGGCTCTACTAACGACCAGACAGGCGTATGGCAACCCATCGCTTACACAGGTACATACGGAACCAACGGCTTTTACTTGCCGTTCTCCAACACCGCCTCGACCACCACGCTAGGCTACGACTTCTCAGGTAACTCCAACAACTGGACAACCAACAATATCTCATTGACCAGCGGTACTACCTATGACTCGATGGTAGACGTGCCAACCCAGTGGATACCCTACAACACAGCGGGCGACACAGGAGCGTTGTTTAGGGGGAATTACTGTGTGTTGAATCCTTTAGCATCTCGGTCTGTTGGAACAATGCAAAATGGTAATTTAACTTGGAAAAAGTCTGATGCGGCTGGAGATAATTATTGCTGTGCATCAAGTATTTCTATTCCGTCTTCAGGAAAATGGTATTGGGAAGTAACTATTACTGATGGTGCTTCGGGTGCAAATTGTATTGGAATTATCCCTAGCACATCTACAACACAGCAAACAGCCAATACTATTCCTGGTGATTTTGGCATAACAACAAATGCTTTTGGATATTATTCTGACGGCACTAAACGAAATAGTGGGTCATCTACTGCTTATGGCAATTCATTTACAACTGGCGATATTATTGGTGTTGCAGTAGATACCACCAACGGCAAAATATGGTGGTCTAAGAATGGCACATGGCAAGCAAGTGGTGACCCTGCGGCTGGCACAAATGCCGCCTTTACTACATTGTCAGGAAGTTATTATGCCGCTAGTTCTGTTCGCTATAATGGCAATCAACATGATTACAATTTTGGACAACGGTCATTTAGCTACACCTTACCATCAGGCTTTGTAACACTAAACACACTTAACTTATCTACTCCTACTATTGGTGCTACTGCATCTACTCAGGCTAATGATTACTTTAACGCAACGCTTTATACTGGCAATAACTCAACACAAAGCGTAACAGGAGTCGGATTCCAGCCAGATTTTGTATGGATTAAAGAAAGAGATGCAGTAGAAGATCACTTTTTATTTGATTCTGTAAGAGGTGCAACTAATTTTCTTAGATCAAACACAACCGATGCTCAGGGAACATTAGCAAACTATTTAACAGCATTTAACTCTGATGGTTTTTCTCTTGGCAATGGTGGCGGTGTTAATGGTGCAAGTGATTTGTATGTTTCATGGAACTGGAGAGCATCTAACGCCACAGCCGTAACCAACACAGCAGGCTCTATTACATCTACAGTAAGTGCTAATACGACTGCTGGATTTAGTATTGTTACTTATACAGGTAATGGAACAAATGGTGCAACAGTAGGGCATGGTTTAGGTGTTTCACCTAGTATGATTATTGGAAAAATAAGAAGCACTACTGGTGATTGGTATGTGTGGCAAACGGCTATGGGCGATAATTTTATGAAACTAAACACAACTGCAGCCCAACTCGCATCTACCGCAAACGGAGTATATAACACAGCAAGTTTTAGTTCTACTGTGTTTGCACTTGGTTCTAGTATTGCCATGAATGCAAGCGGTGGAACTTTTGTAGCCTACTGCTTTGCCCAAGTCGCTGGCTATTCCGCATTTGGTAGCTATACAGGCAATGGCTCTAGTGATGGTCCTTTTATATTTACTGGGTTTAGGCCCGCATTCGTGTTAACGAAGTGTTCAAGCACTACAGGCAACTGGATGATTACAGATGATGCAAGAAACCCATCTAACCTTGCTGGTGAAATATTAATGCCAAACAATGCAGATACAGAATACAGCCAAGATGGTATTGATATGCTTTCTAACGGGTTTAAACTAAGAGCTTCCACAAGTAACAGAAACTCAAATGGTGCTACTTACATCTACATGGCTTTTGCCGAATCACCCTTTAAATACGCACTCGCCCGCTAACAATTTTTTACAGGAGCAAATAACATGAGTAACTTTGCAGTAGTACAAAACGGACAAGTAGTACAGATTGTCCCCTTAGATGTACCGTTCACCGTAGGAACTAAGACCTATTCAGGTTCGTTCTTGCGTTCTTCAACCCCTGCCGAAAAGCTACAAGCTGGCGTTTGGGAAATCATTCATGGCGCACGCCCTGACGATAAGTATTACTGGGTCTCTGGTCCTACCTATCGTGTGAATGAAACCAACAGCACCGTAGAAGCGACTTATTCTGGCACGGCTAAATTGCTTGACGACCGTGAAGAGTCTGACGAGAATGGCAACCCACTATACGTTCAAGAGTACGACCCAACCGCTAACAACGGTCAAGGCGGCATGGTTAACACCACCGAGCGTCTAGTGACCAAAGGTCTGAAGTCTAACGAGATTGCCGCAGTTAAATCTGCCGCTGGTTCGCTCTTGGCATCGACTGACTGGATGATTATTCGCAAGGTTGAGCGTAATGTGGATGTCCCTGCAAGCGTAACCGCCTATCGTGCAGCCGTAGTTGCTGAAGCCGACCGTTTAGAAGCAGCGATTGCTGCTGTTACTGACGTTGATGCCTTAGCTGCGATCAAGGCAAACTGGCCCAAAGCATGAAAGCCGTATACGAAGCTCAACTAGTGGATGGGCAAGTACAGCCTAAGCACGAGGTTGAGATCGTGTGCGCAGCGTGTGGATATGACTTAGATGAGGCGGAGTTGACCGCAGACACTTGCTCCGACTGTGGGACTCCCCTTAACCTAAAACAGCATATCTCCATTCATGCTACGTCCGTTCCTGCCGCTGGCGGAGAGGTGTTTTAAATTGAGATATGGCAGACGAATTGGGGTTATCGGCTGGTGCTAAAGGCATCAGCGAAGGAATTAAGGTCGGCAGAGATGCTGGCAAAGAGATTGGTAAGAACATCGAGGATGTTCAGAAGGAGGCAGTAGATTTAGCAAGGCAGAAGGCAAACCAAAAGATACGGGAGCGCAGAGAAGCCGAGCTAAGAAAAGAACGTGCAATATACAAAGCCCTTGAGGAGTACCGTCACCGCAAGAAGATTACGGATGAAGAGTACAAATTGAGGGTTGATTTTATAAAGCAGCATGGTACGAAAGAGTGGGAAAAGGTTATACAGATCAAAGCCGAGATTGAGAAACTAGAGAAGGCAGACCAAGAGTTTTTTGATGCGGAGTTGGCAAAGGTTAAATGGGTGCAGTTCTGGTGCTTTTTGGCGGCAGCTTGGATTGCTTATTACATAGTATGGGGGTCTAAACAATAATGCTTACACTAATATCTACCACGCTATCCTTCCTGATGGGAGGACTACCTAAGCTCCTAGACTTCTTCCAAGACAAGGGCGACAAGAAGCATGAACTTGCCATGGCTGCTATGCAGATGGAACGGGAACTCAAACTCATGGAGGCTGGCTACGCAGCCCAAGCCCGTGTAGAAGAGATCCGCACAGAGCAGGTAGCGATGGAGACTCAGGCTCAAGAACGTCAAGCCCTGTACGCACACGACATCGAGATTGGTAAGGGTGCATCCCAGTGGGTCATTAACCTGCGTGCCTCAGTCCGCCCAGTCGTAACCTATCTGTTTGTCCTCCTATTAATCGTAGTAGACATCGCCTCTATTTGGTGGGCATGGTCTACGGGAGCCGCTTTTGCTGAGTCGGTAACGATGATTTTTGACAGTGACGAGATGCAGATTTTGGCGTCTATTATTGCTTTCTGGTTTGGTACACAGGCATTTAAGAAGTGAACGTAAGCGATAAAGCCATCAAAATGATTAAGCACCATGAGGGTGTACGGCAGAAGCCTTATCGTTGTCCAGCTAAGTTATGGACGATTGGGGTAGGCCATGTTTTGTACCCCCGACAGGCTCAGGTCAAGTTTGAAGAACGAGATGCTTATCCACTAGAAGAACGAGACAACCGAACATTCTCCATGGAGGAAGTCGATGGAATACTTAGGGATGATCTTAACCGCTTTGAACGAGGTGTTGAACGCTTCTGTCCTGTCAAGCTCACTCAAGGTCAGTTCGATGCTCTTGTTAGCTTTAGCTTTAATCTTGGGCTTGGAACACTACAGCGCTCAACCCTCCGTCAGAAGGTTATTCGTGGCGATATGGAAGGGGCGGCGGAAGAGTTCTTGAAGTATACGATGGCTGGCGGTAAAGTACTAAGAGGGTTAGTAACCCGCAGAAATGATGAACGTGCCTTATTCTTGAGTTAATATGCCATTACAGAAACTACAATTTAAGCCGGGCGTTAATCGGGACCAGACCAACTATACCAACGAAGGTGGTTGGTTTGAGTGCGATAAAGTACGCTTTCGTTCAGGATACCCACAAAAGTTAGGCGGCTGGTTACGCTACGGCACATTTACGATTATCGGGGTCTGCCGTCAGATGTTTAATTGGGTGACTACTCTTAGTGATAACTTCCTTGCGATGGGAACTAGCAAAAAGGTCTACCTAGAGGCTGGAACTGAGGTCTATGACATCACCCCCCTACAGCATACTTCTACGACCCTAGGGGCTGCTGCGGGTCCGTTTACGGCTACTTCAGGCTCTCCTACGCTGACAGTCTCCTACTCAACGGATACCGCCTACGACCCAGAGGTAGGGAACTATGTAACGTATTCAGGTGCAGCTAGTCTGGGTGGGGCTATTACCGCAGATGTCTTAAATAAAGCATTTGGCTATGAGATTCTGACCGTTAATACAGCCGCAAAAACCTATACCATTAATGTAGGAGTAAACGCCAATGGCTCTGATACTGGTAAAGGCGGGGCAACCGTTACAGCCAAATACGACATTGATGTCGGTTATGATATAGATACCTACGGCTACGGTTGGGGTGCTGGTGCTTGGGGTCGTTTAGGTTGGGGTTCTGGAGCAGTTACTCCAGTTGTTTTACAGCAACGGGATTGGTTCTTCAATAACTTTGATAACGACTTAGTGATGAATATCCGTAACGGTCCAATTTATTACTGGGAGCGTTCTGCTGGTATCACTTCTCGTGCAGCATTACTGTCTGCTACAACCATTAATGGCGTGGCTCCAGCCGATGTTCCGGCAGAAGCTACTGAAATTCTAGTATCTCAGAATGATAAACACCTGTTGGCTTTTGGTGCAACCCCCTATGGTGGCGGTACATTTGACCCATTATTAATCCGTTGGGCTACACAAGACCAGCCTAATGTCTGGACTCCTCTAACTACTAATTCAGCAGGATTTTTACGGCTTTCCCGTGGTTCTAAGATTGTTTGTGCCATAACAACTCGCCAAGAGATTCTGGTTTATACCGAGGGAACGCTTAATTCATTACAGTTTTTAGGCACAGCAGATGTGTTTGGAATTCAGGAACTTGCAGATAACATTTCGATTATTAGCCCAAGGGCCGTATCTGTAGTAAATAACGTAGCCTACTGGATGGGTAAAGATAAGTTCTATGCTTATTCTGGACGGGTGGAGACGCTTCCGTCTACTTTAAGAAACCACGTTTTTACTAATCTTAACTTTGCTCAAGCAGACCAGATTGTTTCTGGCACTAACGAAGGATGGAATGAGATTTGGTGGTTCTACCCAACGGCTAATAGCCAAGTAAATGATGCCTATGTGGTCTATAACCACTTGGAAAAAATCTGGTACTACGGCACAATCCATCGCACTGCATGGCTAGATTCTCCTGTTAGGGAATACCCTCAAGCGGTTGGCGACTATAAGCTCTATAACCATGAGCAAGGAACAAATGACGATAATCTGCCAATGACAGCAACTATTTCATCTTCGGACTTTGACCTTGTAGATGGGGATCAGTTTATTTTGACGAAACGAATCATCCCAGACCTGAGCTTCTCTGGGTCTACTGCCAATACCCCAACGGCTACGATGTATATAAAACCAAGGAATTTCCCTGGCAGTGCTTATTCAAATATTGATTCTGATAACGTGATTGAGACCTCGGTAGATGTATATACCGAACAGATATTTTTGCGGGCTAGGGCGCGCCAGATGGCTATCGAGATTGAGTCTACAGAATTAGATGTTCAGTGGCAGTTGGGTAGTCCTCGTTTAGACGGTAGACCAGATGGAAGACGCTAATGGATTGCACACCGTACAACGTCAGGGCGCCCTCGTTACCATTACCCACGCCCGAATACAATCAATCCCAACAAGACCAATTTCAGTATGCCCTACGCCTCTACTTTAACCGTCTTGATAACTATTTAACTGAGCTAAGTGCGTGTATTAATATGAGCGGAACTATTACAGACCCAACTTATGTAACCTTCCCGCCTACTAACGTAGACGCTTTTAACCGTCTAAACGTAGCGCAGCCCTATACGCTATTTGACAGCCAGAACCGCTTTGCGATTGACAATCAGTTTGATACTTCAACTGCATCGGGTGGTTCTACAACCTACCTACCTAATGAGTCTACGGTTCAATTAGGCGTTACAACTACTAGTGGCTCTGAGGTAGTCCGCCAGTCTTACCGCAACATGCCGTACCAGCCAGGTAAGGGATTAGGGCTATTGGCAACCTTTACGATGAACCAAGGAAAGACGGGTCTTCGGCAACGGGTGGGGTACTTTAACACTCAGAACGGGGTATTTTTCCAGCAAAACGACACTACCCTAGCGTTTGTTATGCGGTCTTACACTAGTGGTGCGCCTGTCGATACAACTATTACCCAAGCCAACTGGAACGGGGATAAGTTAGACGGCACAGGAGCGAGTGGTAGGACTATTGACGTAACCAAAACCCAGATTCTAGCGATTGACTTTGAGTGGCTAGGGGTAGGGGATGTACGGTGCGGGTTCTTTATTGATGGTCAGTTTGTAATCTGCCATACCTTCCACAACGATAACGTCAATACTGCCGTCTACATGACCACGGCTATCCTGCCTGTACGGTACGAGATTAGGAATACGGCTGCTACGGCTTCTAGTTCTTCTATGAAACAGATCTGCTCAACTGTCTATTCTTCGGGCGGGTACGAACAAACATCTATTGACCATGTGGCTAGGCGAACCACCATCTTTAATAACATTACTACCGCAGCAACCTTCTTCCCCATTGTCTCTATAAGACTAGCTTCAACGGCTTTAGGGGCGGTAGTCTTACCTAACCGCATCCAGTTTTTGCCCACAACCAGCCAAAACTATGAGGTGGCTTTACTTAAGAACCCAACTTTGACGGGTGCTACTTGGGCGGCTGCTGTGCCATCGGACGCAAACGTAGAGTTTGACGTTGCAGCTACGGCTATTTCTAACGTTGGAACTATTGTACAAACTGACTATGTAACTGCATCTGGTAGTGCTGGTGTAGGTAATACAAGTGAACCAACAGGATACAACTGGGATTTGCAGCTAGGAGCATCTCTGGCAGGTGTTAGCGATATATACACTTTAGCCGTCAGGACGGTATCTGGCGCTACTAATGGAGACGGTGTAGGCTCAATTAGCTTCTATGATTTAACGCAATAACATGATAAACTTAACCCCAAATAACCCCATGAGGTTTTTATGAATTACAATTCCAAGGGCGGGCAGCCGCACGGACTAAAAGCTATTGCTCAAGAACTCACCCGTTACGGACGTAACGGAGATACTATTCTTGCGCACATTAACCCAGACGAAGCGGCTTTACTTAAAAAGCTAGGGGGTTCTGGAAGCATCAATCCGGTTACGGGTTTACCCGAATATTTTTGGAAATCGGTTACTAGGGCAATTGCTGCACCATTTAGGGCAGTAAATGAAGTAGTTAAGGCCGTTCCTGTTATTGGCCCCGCTATTGACAAGGGGCTGGTAAGTTTAGATAAAGCCGTTGGTAGCGCTATTCCGGGGGGCTGGAATACTCTTGCCCAGACCGCTTTGGCATTTACTCCTCTTGGTCTACCGGCTAAAGTAGGTCTTGCTGCCCTAGGTGGTAGCGGCGCTCTTGGACCAAAAGGCAAGTTTAATTTTCAAAAAGCACTATTAAGTGGCGCTTTAGCTTATGGTGCCAATCAACTAGCCGAAGGGCTTCAGGCTGCTGGCGGTCCTGGAGCTGACGCTTCTGTAACAGATGTTGCTTCTAAATTAGGTGTAGAAGGTGTTTCTACTGCTCCCACCGATGCAGCGGCAATGTTAGCTAAACAGGCTGAAGGTCTTGGTCCAGAAGGTTTACGAAATATTGCTTCTAGTGCAAGTTACGCGGGAGCGCCTACTAATGTAGACGTGTTTAGTGGTTTAGCTGGTACACAAGGTGCTATTCCTGTTACTGCCTCCCAACAAGCAGCCCCCGGATTTTTTGACAAAATTGCCTCATCAGACTTTGTTACTCAAACAGGTGAAAATTTATCCGCTGCTGGACAAGGTATCAAAAACCTTACTGGATTTGGTAGCGGCGCAAAAGCCGCAGCGTCTGCGTTTACTGGTCCAGTAACCGCTGGCGGCATGACTGCTTTAGGTATTGGTGCTATGGGCCTCATGCAGCTTAATGAGCAAGAGAAGATGTTAAACGAGCAGCTTGCGTCCGGTACTATTGCTCAATCTGAATACGATGCAAACATGGCACGGATTAATGAAGCAAGAGCTCGCGCTGAACAAGCAGTTCGCGAGAACCCATATCAGTTTGCTGCTGGTGGCTCTATTGACGATGAGCCCGGTATGGATAGCGCACGCGGCATAGACCCAGGCAATTTACAAAAAGGTCTTTTTGGTTTAGGTTACGCTACGGGCGGGCAACCAAGATTTTTGTCGGGTGGCGGTGATGGAATGAGCGATTCTATCCAAGCTACTATTAACGACAAACAACCAGCCAGACTTGCCGACGGCGAATTTGTTATTCCTGCCGATGTAGTATCTAATTTAGGAAATGGCTCCTCTAAAGCAGGAGCTAAGCGTTTATATGGAATGATGGATCGGGTGCGTAAAGCCCGCACCGGAACTACCAAACAGGCTAAAGCGATTAACCCCGCTAAAGTAATGCCAGCTTAAGGATAAATTATGCCAGTACAAACAACTACAGTCACAGGCCAACAGGCAATCCCAACCGAGTTAATGCCGTACTTTACAGGTACGGGCGGTGTTGCTGGTCTATTACCTAAAGCCCAAGAAATTTTTTCAAAAGATTACGCTACACAATATGGTACGCCGTTACAAGAAGCCGGCTTAGCTGGTACTGGGCGTGTAGCACCTATGTCTGCTATGCAACAACAAGTTGGTACACAGCTTGGTGCGATGGGTACTCCCGGACAATTTCAAACAGGTTATGGCGCGGCTGGTATGGGTCTAGGTGCTTTGGGCTCATTAATTAGCCCCGAGATGACTCAGCAATACATGTCTCCATACGTGCAAAACGTCATTGATGTAAACAAAGCCGAAGCTTTGCGTGATGCACAAAAGGGATTATTAGCTGGTAATCTTGCTGCGGCGCGTCAAGGTACTTATGGTGGCGCTCGTCAGCTATTGGCACAGACTGAGCAAGAGCGTAACCTGCAAACTAAGCTTGGTCAAATCCAAGCACAAGGTATGCAGTCTGCGTTTGAAGCCGCACAGAAAGCTCAACTCGGTTCCGCGGCGGCCTACGGCTCTCTGGGAGACGTCTTAACTCGTAGTGGTACAGCCCAACAAGCGTCGGATATTGATCGACTCAAGACGATGGGCGCTTACGGCGACCTACAACGTGCTCTTGAGCAACAACAGATTGATGCTCGCTATCAAGACTTCCTTACCCGGATTGGCTACCCACAAGAGCAACTTGGTAAAATGGCTGACATCTTGCGTGGTGTACCTATTGCTAAGGTTGGTGAGAGCACAACAACGACAACCCCACCCCCCAGCTTTGCTAGTCAGTTAGCTGGTATGGGACTAACCGGCTTGTCTTTATACAACATGTTTAAGTAAGAGATAACTATGAGCATACTTGGCGCACTCAAACAAATGAAGCAACAAACAGGCTCGCTAGATGAGCTTGCTGGTCTGCCACAAGCTATGATTATGCAGATGGCGCGCAACGGGCAGATACCCAAAGAGCAGGTATTGCCAATACTTAACCGTAAAGCAGAACTAGCTAATGCTTCAGCCAAGACTCAAGCAACACGACAAGCGGGCGGTCAACCTACCGTTCTTGAGCAAATACTTGCTGCACCACAACAGCAACCACAAGAAATGGCAGACGCCGGTGTTGCACAGTTACCGATTCGTGAAGATATGTATAACGAGCAGCGTATGGCTGGTGGTGGTATTGTTGCTTTCCAAAATAACGAAGATCAGCCTGTAGATGAGAATATGCCAACTACAGATGAGACCAACCCATACTTGCGTCGTAGCCAAGGTGTGTACGAAGCAGGTCGTCAGTTGTTTAACCCAAGAAACTACAACCCGTTTGCCAAGGCAAGCGATCTATATCAAGCTTATCAGCAAAATATTGGGCAGCCTTTTGCTGGTGCCGTTAATCGGTTTATCAATGAAACCCCTGAGCAACAAGCAGATCGTTTTCGCCGCGCCTCACAAACCCGGGAAAATATTGGTAAGCGTGTAGCTGGTGTTCCTACTACTTCTGAAGAAGTACGTCGTTTAGCCCCCGCAGAAAAAATTATTGGTAGCGAGCAAAAACTATTTGAGGATGAAGCTGCGGCTAAAGCTGCAAAACCAAAAAACGCCCCAACAGTAGATGCTGCGGGCAACATTGTTCCAAACGTTAACGCTTCTAAAACTAAACAAGCAGCTGCAGCTGCCGCAAACGCCGTTGGAGACGCTACTGGCGCCCCTAAACCAAGCATATATGAAGAGATGCTTTTAAAACAAGGTGAAGACGCCGCTAAAGCACGACAGGAAGCCAAATACATGCGGCTGCTCGAAGCGGGACTTGGCATCATGGGCGGTACATCCCCATATGCCTTTACTAATATTGGTCAGGGCGCTATTGGTGCCGCTAAAGGCTACGCTGAAGATATCAAAGGATTCCGTACAGAAGAACGCGAACGCGCTAAGACTCTTGGTGCTTTAAGCATGGAGAAAGAAAAGATTGCTGCAGATCGCGAAAGAACAGCTATGCTTGAGCGTCGATATAAGGAAATGGCTGACGTAGACCGCCAAAAGATTGGGGTTATGTCTGCGCAAAATAGAGACGAAAAAACAGCGCGTTTAGTGGGTCAAGCATTTAATACCCTTATGAGCGAGTACAAAACTAGACTTGATCGCGGAGAAGTTACTCCGTCCGATTTATACTTACAAGCACAACAAATGGTAAGTTCAAGTTTAGGTACAAACGTAGGGGGCGCAGCGGCGGCTCCGGCTAATCCAACCTTTTCTTGGTCTTCGTTAAACACAAAGGCTAAGTAATGCCATACAACGTTAGGCTTCCTGACGGAAGAATTGTTTCGGACATCCCCGACGATGTATCGAAAGAAGATGCTAGAAAGAAAATTCTAGAGTCTTTTCCTGACCTTGCCGCAAAACAAAAACGCGGTTGGGGCGAAGCTCTAACTGACGTTGGTGCTAGTCTTGCAACGGGTGTAGGACAATTAGCTCAGCTGCCCGGACAGGTCGCCGAACTTACCGGTATCTCCAAACCAGAAGAACGAGACACAGGCCTACAAGGTTTGGGTAGAAGATTAGAAGCTTTTGGAGAAGAAGTTAAATCTCCAATACTAAAAGGCAAAGAAACTATGCGTGCGCAAAAAATTGCGCAAGCCGAGGGGTTTATTCCTGAGTTTACAACTGCCATTAAAGAAACAGTACGCGATCCCGCGTTGCTTACGTCGTTTTTCACCGAACAACTACCTAATTTAGTTGGTTCATTTGGTGGTGGTATGTTAGCTCGCGGCGCTACTAAAGCGCTGATGTCTGACACTATTAAGACATCTCTAGGTAAAGCCGGTGCAGAAAAAGTTTTAGGTAAAGCTGGGGTATCAGGTGCCGTTGGTACCGGTGCAGTTATGCAGGGTGCTGATATTGGCGCGGATACTTACGAAACTATTTATACCCAATTACGCGAGCAAGGCGTTCCTGATGACGAAGCTAACGGTATTGCACTATCTAAAGCACGGGTAGCAGCTATTGAGGCTGCCGGACTATCTATTGGTACTGCGTTTTTACCCGGCGGCACTACTATTGAACGCGCATTGGCTGGTAAAGGTTTGCCTCGTGCCGGTGGGTTTACCCGCGGTCTTGTAGGCGAAGCCGCTTCCGAGGCTATTGAAGAAGGCGGTGGTGCATTTGCTAAACAAGTTGGTGTACAAGAAGTATTTCCCGAGACTGACTTACTAAAAGGTGTTGGTGCTGCAGCAGGTTTCGGTGCATTAGGCGGTGCGTTATTTGGTGGCCCCGCTGGTGCATTTAACGCTCGTGCAGTAAAAGAAGCACAAGTTACGGCAGCAGAAACTAATCAACCACAGCAGGTAGTTTTGCAGTTGCCATACGACGAGAGGGTATCTGCTCCGACGACATTTGGTACCGTGCCGATGATTGTCTATCCCGACGGTACTACGGCTTTTCAAAGCGAAGCTGGTCCAATACCTACGTCTGAATTAAGTGAAGAAGAATTTACTAAAAAGTTTGCTCCACAAACAGTACCAAATGTAATAGGGCAAAAAGATTTGGATGCTATGGGGCTAGACAAAGCCAAGGGTGTAGCATTTAATAAACTTAAAAAAGCTATTTTAGATAAAGACATAAGCGACCCGGCACAGGCACAGGAAGTAAAAGAAGCAATTGAGGCTTATGGGCAACGTAAAACAGTTAGCAATAAGGTTACTCCTAAGCTTGAGGCTTTCTTATCGCGTCCTGAGTTTCAAGAACCTGCTAAAGTAGAAGAAACAATTGAACCAATTGTAGAGCCCAAAAAGCGGGCTAAAAAAGTTAAAGAAGCTATTCCCGCGGAAGAACAAGCCGCATTACAAGCCGAGCTAGAAGCAGAGCTTGCCCAACCGGAGACGACAGATGTTAGACGGCCTACTGAAGTTATCGCCCGAACAGATGAGTCGGGCATTCCAGTGCTTAGCGAGCGAGGAGAACCCGCCGCCGGAGTTACAGAAACTGAACGACGAGGAATGGTTACTCCTGAGCGTCCTATTGGACGGGCTATTACAGGAGAGGGACCAGTCGAGCGTACATTAGAAACGCCCGCTGTAGAACTAAACCCACGCCAAGAAAAAGAATTTCAACAAGCAGCGGCTAAATACATTCAACAAACTAAGTCTCCTGAGCAGGCTTTAGAGTATTTGGCTGGAGATTTATACGCGAGAGAAAACCTAACACAGGCTAATCGCTTCAAACGTGGTCTATCTCCCGAACAAATGGAGATTGTTAACCGCAAGATAGCGGAACTTAAACAATACGAAGCTCGGGGTAATGTATCTTTGTCTCGTCGTAATGCTGAACAAAAGCTACGCCGGGCTGAGTTGGCTCAAAACGAAGAAGCTATTGCCGCTGCTCAAGAAGAACTTAAGAAGATCAAAGCTAAGATGCCCAAGGTAGAGCGGGACGACGTCTATGGCGGAGTAACCCCACGACTTGTTATGGCAGTAGAGCGCGGCAATACTCGTGCTGCACTGCAAGAAATTATTGATAATGACTCAGGCGCTTATAACATCTTAGAAAAGCTAGTGGCAAAACGCCTACTGGCTGTTCGCGCTACGCTACCTAATATTGAAGTAGCGACCAAAGAACAAATCGGTGCAGATGGTGAGTACAACCCATTTACTGATACCGTACGAATTGCCCAAGGAGAGATTGACTCGCATACTGTATTGCATGAGCTAACACATGGCTACTTGCACTCAATTATTCAAAAATATGAGGCGGGTGCATTTAACAAAGGTGTTGCAGACTTAGATCGTATCTATAAGTATGTGTTGCAAGAGCGACCAGACTTGGCAAATATGTATGGCATGACCAACCTCTCTGAGTTTGCGTCAGAAGCTATGTCTAACCGTGAGTTCCAACGTGAACTAGCACAGATACCTACACAGCGGGGTAACATATTTACTGAGTTTGCTCGTGCTGTATTACGTGCCTTAGGTCTTAGCCCAACTGAAAAACTCAGCGCATTAGCAGATACCTTAATAGCCGCAGATCGTAGTTTGGCGTTTGGTCGCAAAATTCAAGAAGACGTAGTGACCGGTAAAGAAACCATACCTACGGCACAAGTATCCCGTTATGACTCAATAGAAGCCGCTGCTGGTTATACCGGCAAACGTCCTGAGAAGACCCAACCATTCCAAATTCGTAAGATAACGCCTGTTGAAGCTAAGCAAGGACTCAACAAGTTCTTAAATAAAACTGAGACCATGTGGTTCTCGTCAGATGCGGCTTTGTCTAACAGAATTAGACAAGAATTAGAAGCAGCCGGAACTAACTGGGAAACTATTAAAGAGCAGATGTTTAAGATTAGTACCTCCCAAGCTACGCATGCTGAGGCGGTGGCTATGAAGTTCTTAGAGCAAGGTAACGTTGAGTACGACACCGAAGCCTTTAAATGGGCGGCTAAAGACGACAAGAATAACTGGAAGAGCCTGATCCAAGATATTTCTGCTTTGGCTGGGAAGTATGGGGTATCAACAGAAAAGATGAGTGATTATGCGCATCAGGCGTTTGTTGCCGAGCGTTTGCAGGGATTAAGCAAAAATAAGAAACAGTTTTACAGTCACAAGAGCGCCGAGCAAATTAAAGCTGGCTTAGAGTGGTTTAACGAGTTCCCCGAACTAAAAGAGCTTCGTAACAAGTGGAACGCTATCCGTAAGAACGCTATGGATGTAGCCGTGCAGTCTGGTCTGTATAACAAAGCACAAGCAGAAGAACTGCTTGATGCTATGGACTACGTCCCGTTTTACCGTGTTGAGCAACTCGAAGCTAAAGCCGGTCCCAAGGAGTTTGGTCGCGGCTTACTAGACTTTGCTAAGAATTACAAAATCCGTGGTAGCGAAGATGAAGTATCTAACGTGTTTGATAACATGGAGCGTTGGATTAGTTATACCGTTTCTCGGTCGGTCAAGAATAAGACCGCCCTCAATATGTATGACATCGCCAAGCAACTGATGCCCGACGAAGTCAAAGACTTACGCCAAGACGAGCGTGTACGTCGTGACCAAAACGTAGTGGACTTATGGGTTGATGGTAATCGCCGTAAGGTAGAGTTTAAAGACCCAATGTTTATCTATGCCTTCCAAGGCATGGAGCCTGTCGTATTGCCATCATTAAAAATTTGGGCACAAGCGGCAAATATGTTACGTAAGAATATCGTGCTTATTCCGTTCTTCTCAGTCAGTCAGCTATCGCAGGACTCCTTTGCGGCTATGTTGTCGTCAGGCTTGAAGCGTCCGTTTAAGTTACCACTAGAAGTAGCTAAAGAGTTTACAAAGACGTTGATGGGTACAAGTCAGGCTGCCGCCGCTTTGAACAAGTATGGTGCAGTGGGTATTAAAGACTACTCCGCAGTTATCGCCCGTAACGAGGCAGAGATTGCTGCAGGACTTAAAAAGCCAAGTAATTGGCAGAAGGTATTGTCGCCACTTGAGCGTATCGCTATGGCATCAGATAACGCTGTGCGTCAGGCTGTATACAATTTAACACTCGAAGAGGGTGGGGATAAGGCTACGGCTGTGGAGCGTGCCTTTGAGATTATTAACTTTAAGCGTAGCGGCGCTAGTGGCTACGTGCAGATTTTGCGTCAGGTTATTCCGTTCTTTGGTGCGTATCTCCAAGCACAGAACGTAGTCTATAAAACCCTGACTGGCAGGAGCATTTCCCCATCGCAGAAGAAAGAAGCTCAGCGTATTTTGCTTAGCAACGCGGCAAAAATTGCTGCTCTGGCATTTGTATATACCGCCCTTGTTAGCGATGACGAAGATTATCAAAACATGGACCCAACCATCCGTGATAGACACTTAATCATCCCAGGAACTGGCTTCATGTTACCGCTTCGTACCGATATATTCCTCTTCCCCAAACTTACGGCTGAGTATGCGTATCAGTACCTAACTGATGCAGGTTACACCGACGGTAAGAAGATGCGTAGAGGTATGGCTGATGCAGTGGCTAACGCTATCCTTAGCCCAACCGTAGCACCGCAGGTAGCTAAGCCGGCCCTTGAAGTATTTGCAAACTACAACACGTTTACAGGTAGGCCGATCATTGGGCAAGGCTTGGAGAACTTACCGACCGCGCAACAATATTCTAACTACACATCTGAGTTAGCCAAGATATTAGGTAAAGCGGGAATTATAGCGCCGGTCAATATTGACCATTTAATCAGAGGTTATTTTGGTACTACTGGTGGGTTGTTCCTATCGGGTACAAACTGGATGATTAACGCCGGTCAAGACATACCCGCACCTGAAAAGACCATGCAAGATGCCTTGGCTACGTTCCCCGGACTTAGTGCGTTCTTCTATCGTGAGTACGGTAGTGCCGCTAAGAACGACTTCTATGAACTACGCACCGAAGTAGATAAGGCAGTTAACGGCTTTAACCGCATGAAGAAACGCGGGCAGATTGAAGAAGCCAAAGAGTTTATGGAAGAGAAGAAAGATTTATTGGGTCTTCGTAGCCAAGTTAATGCAATTAACAATCAGCTGGCGAAGATTCGTGCTCGTGAAAACGAGATATATGAAGCCCCTGAGTCGCAGATGTCTGCCGAGCGTAAGGGCGAGGAACTTAGAAAACTTCGTGAACTAGAAAAGAAAGCCCTCGAGCAAGTTTACGACCTACGCCAAAGGGCTGGGTTTTAAAAAAGAACCCCGCAGGAAGTGGCGGGGCTAAGTCCTCGTGCTTTTTGAGGAGAAGAGTGACTTAATTATCACTCAACCCTCCATATTCGCAAGCCATATAGACCCTTTTCTATAACTTCTTTACAGATAATCTTATAGCCCCACCGCTCTGCTTCAGCTTTTAAAGTTTTGCAGTGGGTTTTCCGGTCTAAACAAGGGACAAATAAAGACTGCCCCGGCTCAAACTTCTTCCACGGAATCAGCACTATCAGATTCAGGATCTTCAGCATTTAAGAACTTGTCTTCACGGAAAAAGTCTAGCTTGGTAGCATCAAACATAAAGGCCGGTACGTTTACTTCCGCACCCATAATAGTGCCGGCAGTCATACGCTTGCGCTTAGTGCCAAGGAACGCCTTGTTCTTCCTGTGCATTGACAACGACTCGTCAACGTTGAGTTGCATCTTGGCACATTCGGCTCGGTATTCCTTAGCCACTACAAACAATAGCTTTGTGTCGGGCTCGTAGCGGATAGTAAGTGCGCCTTTGGGTTCTCGGATAGGTCCGGTTTCCAGTCCGGTTTTTCCGTCTTTCTTACCGTTAATCGTAAGAGTCTCATGGAACTTGCGATTAATGAACCCACCCAAGAAGTCGCTACTTTCAAGCATCAGCATCTTGTTCTGATGCCTAGAATCTTTAATGTGCTGAATAATATACTTCAGAACCGGCTTGTGGTCAATATCGTGTAGTCCAAGGTTCTTGGAAATAATCCCGCCTACGATAGCAATCGTAGACATAGCCGACCAGTAGCGCTCATGCGATTTAATCTCCGCGGCTTGCTCTATCTTGGACTGCATCGTGCCAATAAACGTGATTACTTCGGGCAAGTGGCTAACAATGTATTGGATGTATGGGAATACAGCGTGCCCATAATTGTCATACAGCCGGTTAAAGTGTTTGCGAGACCATTCAGGATCATCATTAGGATCGTTGAAGATATGCAACTCCATAATACGCATCAGTTCGCCTTCGGGAAATGCCTTGATAGATAGCAAGTCATCCCGCAACGACCGGTTGGACGTTGTAATTAATCCTGTTGCCCACTTCGTATGATTGACGCGCTCTGCGTTTTCTTGTGAACGCATACGGTTCTTGGCGCGACCTTCGGTAATGTCATACGTTAGGTTTGACTTTTGGTCTGCGGGCATATTGGTCATCTCGTCAAACAAAATTGGTATGTTTTGGAACGTGCCAATACGCTGAAGCTTTTGGTTGTAGGTATCTTTGACCCGCATCAATGAGTCTTTGGGGTGTCCGTAGATACTACCAATAGCGTGCAGGATAGTCGTCTTACCTGATCCTGAACCTTGCGACTTAAGACTTAATAGATAGCCCTCTAAGTTAGTAAATTTAAGCAGGACGTTGCCAAACCCCATGAACAAAGCAAATGCTTTGGCTTCCATGTGATCTCGAGAATAGGCATTAATAACATCTTTCCATATGTGGAAGTCGCCCTTTTGCCTAAACATTGGCACAAGTTCTAATGTAGTTGCCGTGGGTGGGCTATATTTAATTTCCGTAGCCGTGATCTCTTTGTCGCCAAGAATAAAGGCGCTATCGTCAGACAACCACCCAAATTGCTTGCGTGCTAATTCTGCTTCTGAACTAGCTTGCAGTTCTTCTACCCATCTAGTTATGTAAGCCATCAGTGTTTCCTGTTTCTTTCCTAAAACCGCTACGCCCTTTTCAGCAATAGCATCCCTAAATCTATCTTTGGATAGCACCGCAGTCAAAGGCATGATGAACTCACGAACACCGTCCTTTGGTAAGTGCAGTCTTAATAAAATACATTCACCCTTATCGGGATCGTGCATACGCTTGACTACATAAAAGTCGTATGCGTAGACAAGCGCATCTTCGTCTTCATCCGTATCGGGGTTTTTACTGCGTACGTACACCCCTCCAACCTTGCCTCGGAAGAAAGGGTATGGGTACTTTGGGATTGTGTATTCCTTGAGTTCGTTTGTTGCCTTTTCTTTCTCGACAACCACGCTTTCTTCTTCGGCTTCCGCAATCTCCTTACCAAGTTGGATTGGCGAGGTAATTTTGTGCGGGCATCCTTGGCACAATTTAGGATTGATCTTCTTAAATGTAGCGCAGGTATACGGTCCTTTAGTATCGTTTGCTTTCTTCTCTGTTGTGTATTTGGAATAGTCGGGGTGATTCTTAGAGATTATGTGTATTGCCTTTTCCCCATCTACACAAGCATGGGCAATACTAAGTCCCGCTCTCCATAAGGGTTCTTCTATCGAATCTTGGTTTTCATAGATATTAACTATCTGTGGGCATCCTTCACCTTCCAAGCTTTTAATTAGTATCGTCTTAAACCTAGACTGGCTATTACCCATCAGTGCCATGGTCAGCGCATCCATCTCCCTAGGGATAAATGGCTTGCCTTTCATTCCAGCAAAGATATCTTGCTCTTGTGTTGTTTCTGTGTCAGATACTTTTAAAAGATCTTTGAAAACAGAGTTAGCTACCAGGGAACCTGAAATCAGCACCTCAACAGGTATGGGCGTCTCGTCCTTAAAGTTGAACGTATTGGGAATACGCAGGATGCGGGCTACGTCAGCCGTAACTACTGGGTCAGCCTTCAAGTCATAGACGTCGCAGAGAAGCTTAAATGCCTCGGCATGGGGCTTCCATTGTTCCTTTGGCATAGGCTCTTCTAAAGCCCAGTAAACGTGCAATCCACGCCCTGAATTCACTACCGTAGGCTTAGGCAACCCAAGCTTCTTAACAAACGCTTTGAGCGCTTTCATGCCCTCTTCTTGGGTTTCGTAAGGCTTGCCCTGCCCACAATCCAAATCTATAAAGAAGGACTTCAACGCTACGGCATTAGCGTTTACCCTACCCCCCTTGGGGTCTGCAAATGATGCTAATGCAAAGTATGTTTCATATCCGTCGTTTGCTAATGCGTTACCTAATCTTTCTAACTCTTCTATTGACGCGACCAATTTTTGTCTTGGTGCGCCGTCTTTCTTCAATCCAACCACGCAGTATTGTCCTGTTGGTGGGAGGATTTGTTGCAAAAATATATTCGTTAACATAATCGCCTTTAACCGTCAAAAATGGATGGGCAGGAGTGGACGGCGATACACTCTCTTCGGGTGCTACCCTAGCCCCCCAGTACTACTTAATCATCAATTTATCAACAAGCTTTTGCATCTTTTCTTGGTGCTTCTGTGGGACATTAGTTTTACCACGAAACCAAGAATAGACTGTCATGCGTGAAACATCAAAGAAGGTGGCTACGTCGGATACAGGAATATCCTTTTTAATACAAGCACTTCCGAATAACACACCAATCTTTGATTTGTCGGCACTATTCACTTCGTTAATAAACGTAACCGAATAGCCTTTGGACATGGTCTACTCCTCGTCATCCCAATCGGCAAGAACCTTACTCAAGTCTTTCTTGGGTGCGGGCTCTTCCTTCTTAGTTGCACGTTTAGTAGGCTCTTCTACTTCTTCCGGCTCTTCGACTTTGGCTTGTGCTTTTGGCGCAGGCTCGGCTTTAGGGGCAGGTGCTTCTAGCTTGGGCGTTGCATCTGTCTTAGGTTTAGGAACAACCATGGTAATTGCACGCATAGCTGACTCGCTCTTGCCTTGCTCGATAGCTACGGCGATTTCGTTGGATTCCAAAAAGCGCACTGGCTTGAATGTAATCTTAGGAGTGGAGGATGCCGTATCAAACCGCATCTCAGTTACTACCGCAGTAATCGGAACGCTCTTAGCGCCAATCATCTTTGCATACATTTGCAAAGGCCATTTACCTGCTTCGCCCTCACCAAAAATAGATGTGGCAGGTAGGGTTAATTGGAACACGTCGCCACCAATATCGTTATCTAGCACAACTGCAATACGCTGACTGTATCGGCAAGCACGGCTATCGCCCTGTCCTGAACCTTTGATGTTTTGTGGACAGCTTGCACAACTCTTAGCTTGTGGTTCGGCAATACTATTGTCGGGGAAATCTCCGTTAGCAGACCAACAATCAGGAGGTCCGGATTGTCCCTTCTTGTATACACCTGCGTAATATGTGCGGGATACCTTTGAGGAAGCCGCGACAATTACAACATTCAGCGAACGCTCTTCTTTAATGGCTACTTCCTTACCATTAATCAACAAGCGCCATACACCGCCTTCGATAGAAATACGCTTGCTTCCACCGCCGGTATCGCCCATCAGGGCTTTAGTAGTGTCGTCAAGTTCGGCAACTTTAAGGTGCGCCGGCAACCCTCCATCTAACATAGCAAGTTCGTTGCTCATTATCTTCTCCATTTATTTACGACGAATAACCGCAGTGAACTGACGGTCAACCTGTAGCCCCGGTGGTAATAGATCGGGGTTTTCCTCAAGGAACGCAGACATCGTTGATTGCGCTATACGCTTTTCTAATAAATCAACGGCATCGTGCTTCTTAAGAAAATCATAGAACGAACTCCAATCGCTCGTCCAATATCTTTTGCTGACTTTACGAGAGACAGTGCCAAACTCTGTGCGCAAACTTTCTGCGCCAGTAGCTTTGCAAATCTCAAGTAATTCAGACTCAATTATTTTTTGTTGTTCTTCAAGATCGTCGTCCTGCTTTTTAAGTTCAGCACGTTTATCACGAATCTTGATGTAGGTTTTAACTAGCTTATCAGCCGTAATATTTTCCATACTCTTCTCCATATAGTTATACCTATAATTTAGTACCAATATTTGACTTTGTCAAGAGTCCTCCAAAATATTTTTATAAAGGTCAATCATCTGTGTGTGAATATCAATCTTAGACTGCAACATCTTGTACATTTTCTTTTCGACCGGCGAGCCTTGTAGATGCACGACTGTGGTGGGGTTGCGTTGTCCCGCACGATGCACGCGAGCGTTAGCTTGTAGATAAGTTTCTACCGATGTAATAGGGGAAAACCATACCACTACGTTTGCTTCAGTCAGCGTTACACCATGAGAAGCCGCTTGTGGTTGTATTACAAGCACTCTTGGGTTGGGTGTTTCTTGGAACTGCTTAAATATTTCTGTGCGTTTGGTAGGTGGCACGTCGCCATTAATAATTTCTGTTGTTATTTTGCTACGCTTTAGTTCTTCGGTAATAATCTCAATAGCATGGCGATACGGTACAAATACCAAAACTTTATGGCTTGCTTCTTCTATAACTTCTTTTAGTTCATTGATACGACTAGAAGCGTCAAACTCCACGACTTCGCCGTTGTCTGAATATACTGCACCGCAAGATAATTGTAATAACTTGTTTAGGTTAGCCGCCGCATTTACTGTTGTGATCTGCTCACCCGCGGCAAGGGCTATCATGTTCTTACGGATGATCTCGTAGTATTTCATCTGCTGTGCCGTAAGCGGAATATCCCTAGTAACATAGGTCATATCAGGTAAATCTAAACAATCTTCTTTTGTAAACCGTATTGCAGGTTGCAATATATCGTGAACTATCTTTTCTGAGTTTGGTTTCGGAACCCACTTAAACTGCGTAATCTTGTGCATTACAGTGTCGCGGAACGAACCAAAGAATCGCGGGACGCCGCTAGGGTTTATCAGTTTGGCTAATCCGTAAGCATCCGTGGGGGATTGGGATGCGGGTGTTCCTGTCAGCATCCATAACCATGTGTTTGGTTTAAGTATAGAGTTCAACGTTTTCCATCTTGTAGTCGAAACTGTTTTATACGCGTTTGCTTCGTCCACGACAATTAGGTCAAACCCTCCTTGCTCAACTGCCTCTTTTATGATTCCTAATCCGTCAAAGTTACATATGACAAATTCTGAACCACTATTGACGGCTTGAATCCGCTTTTCTCTTGAGTAGCTATGAGCAACGGAACATGTGCGGTGCATGGCAAACTTAAACAAATCGTCTTGCCAAGCCGATTGCATAATGGATAGTGGGCATAACACGAGCACGCGTTTGATAACGCCTAGCTTCATTAAATAATCAGCCGCCCAAATTACGCTACCGGTTTTGCCTGTGCCTTGCTCATTAAAGCAATAGGCACGGCGGTGTAGGGTTAGGAATGAGGCGGTTTCTTTTTGGTGATCGAACGGTTTATACAAACCGGGCCACTCGTAGTGAGCAGTAATTGGGGACGGTACGTTTTTTATCTTTAGGTTTTTTAATACTTGGGACTCTTCGATGCCCCACTTAACAACTACTTCCCCGCTATCTAACATTCTGCTCTTAGGGATAACCGTCAGTATGCGGTTTGGGTCTTTGACTTTTAGTAATAATGCTTTGTTTTCTATTATTTGCACTCTCTTCTCCGACGACAAATCGCTCAAAACACATGTTTTGAGTTGCACCTTACGGGTGCTAGTCGGCTATCTCTCTGCCCAAGGAGGGAAGTCGTATCTGCGAAAGATCAGATCAACTAACTGGCAACGATAACTGATATGGTTATTTGGGCTATGAGAACCCTGTCGCTATCACTCATACCTTACTTCACGACATCACTACAACATCAAACCTTCTTTTTACGCTCTCTCTTACTTACTTCAGAAACTAAATTGCCTTGCGAATCTCTTTTAAAGGAACGATTCTTAGCCGGTGTGGTGATATACACACCATGTTTATTAGAACCACCCTTGTCTAATGCTTTTTTGTGGGCTACGTCTTTGCCCTCACGTGCGTCAGCTTTGCCGTTGCCATTTGCATCTTTACCGTTTTTATCAATAGCACGACGAGCACGTTGGCGCTCCATGCGGTTCTCGTGTTCGCCCCTTGCTTTTTGCAAGGCATATTCCCTTTTATAGGGTCTTGGTGATTTAGTGTATGGCATTAGTGTTGTTTCCCATTATGTTCGCAGTCGGTTACTGGACACCAACCCTTACAGGAAAAGTTTGGCTTTTTATTCCAAACGTTGCTCTCAATCGCTCCCTCTAAGCGCTTGGTATCTTCTAGCCACTTGCTCCAATACACCCCTTCGTTATCCTGCTCAAAGTTGGCTTTTATAAAGTCGTTGGCTACTACAAATAGTAACCCAGCTTTGACTTTTTTGACTTGCGGATAGTGCTTGAATACTGCCAAAGCAAGTAGTTCTAGCTGATCGGTTTCGGCAAATTTTGCCTTTCCGGTTTTATAATCAATAACATACGCACGATCCTCTTGGATAATCAAAAGGTCAGCCACCCCGCGCCACCAAACATCCTTGGCAAAAAAGGTGCAGGGCTTCAAATCATAGGTCAGCCCTAACCGTTCTTCGCACAATTTCTCGCCGGGGATGTCTTTGAGTTTGTCGAGATGGTCTTGCATAAAGCTAAACTGCTCGGGGATTGGTGTGCCTTTTCCAATGTAGTTTTCGGCGGCTTTATGAACTTCATTACCATAGACCAAGTGTTCGCCAAGCGGTTCCGTAATATCTTTAACTACTTTTAGCCGATAGTATCGGTGCGGGCACTGCTTAAATAAACTAAGCGACGAGTACGACCATGTATATTTGTTTGTCATTTGTTTTTCCAAAAGATTGCTGAAAGCACTCCAAGTATTGCTAAAAATAATAGCGTTCCTAAAACTATGTAGTAGACCATTTAGCACCTACTGTCGTCAAGCTTTTTCTTTTTCTTCTTGTATATTTTTTTAAGCATCTCTTCTCTATATGCTTTAGCTTCGTCCGTAGCATACTCGTCAAGTTGCGCAATCTTTTTATATTCGTCAAATAACTTTTCGCAATACAGGTCAAGGGTATACTCGACCGCAATTAGTTGATTTGCCATTTCGTCTTCTGTCATGACCTCGGGGTGATCCATATAGCGCCACAACAACGTCTGAATTTGTTGTTTGACTGTCCAAAGGTTATGTATGTGTGTTTCTAAATCTGTAATACTCTTCATTAGTCTCTCCCAAAAAAGTCTTTCATAGTGTAACCACGCTTCTTTAAAGCAATTCTAAGTTTGCGCAGAGCGTTCTTTTCTAAATCAGCCACCGCCGCACGAGATACTCCCAACACCTCTGCTACTTCCTGCTGTGTCATATTGGGTTGTGGTGGTTTATTTTTCTTGTCCTGCATTTTTCGCTAATACCGTTAATAGTCTAAGTTCTGCTAGTGTATTTAGTGCATGCTCCTCTGCTTCTTTGTATTCCTTATCTCTCATCGCCTCTTCGTATAATTTTAAATTTCGTTTTGCCTCTAGTAAAAAAGACGAGTATTCCATCAACAATCTCCGTAACTATATCCATAACTTGCTTCACAATTTAAAGGCAAAGTATCCGCCCACGTTGGTCTCCAACGCATACATTCCATCACGTATTGAAGGGCTTCCTCTTTCTCTTCTTCTTTTGCGATACAGGCAACGGCATCATGCACCGTTAAAACTACCCTATATCGTTGGCTTATTTTAATCATTTGTTCAGCAATCACACAACGCGCCACTGCTTGACAAATGTTCTCAATTACTTTACCGCCGTAAAGCTTTACCATACCGCGTCTTGTCGGGTATTCAAATTGGGTATTACCCTGAGGGTCTGTAACTTTATCAATACCTTCGTAGCGTTGCCATAACCCACTGGGTAATAAAAACCCTGCTTTGTATGGGTCAAATCCAACTACATCAGGCACACCCAAAGAGCATGCTTGCTTAGATATTATGGCGTCTAAGCATCTACCCGCTTGTTTCCATAGTTCGGGTATCTTTCCGTAAGTCGCCCGATAAATTTGTATAATGTGGCTCGCTTCATCTTCCGGTATATCGACTCCGAATGTTTTAAGTTGGGCTTGGAACTTCTTACCGCCCATGCCGTATCCGGCGCCGAGAATCGTCGTTTTACCCACAAACCTCTCTGCCGTAGATATTTCTGAGACATCCTTGCTATATATAGCAGATGCCATGATTTTGTATACGTCCTCGCCATTCTCAAATGCCTCCACCAAATCTGTTTGTCCTGCTAACCACGCAACCGTTCGCGCTTCAATCTGCGACGAGTCTGCATCAATAACCACATACCCTTCGGGGGCGCATATGGCTTTCTTTAATTTGTTTGCGTTTGCCCCGCGACTAGGTAAGTTTTGTAGATTAATTTTGTCATCACCGCCCCACCGCCCAGTGTGCGCCGCGTAATATTTAATCGGTACAGGTAACTTCCCACGCTTGGCTATATCAATAAAGCGTTGTGTGCGCGTCTCTTCAAGCGTAGTCTTGTTGCCCAATCTTGCTTCGACCAAAGCCTGAACGCGAGGATCAGGATGTGATGCCAGTTGCTTGAACGCTTCGTCGGTCTTAGCAAATGCCCACGCTTCCTTGCCAGTGCGCGCACTGATCTTTGTAGGGGGGTCTACACCCAAAGACTTTAATATATCTGCAAACTTCTCGTTTGACATCAGCGTATCTTTGTCTGCCACGCACGCTAGTAGTAGGGCTTCCTTTTTGTTTTTAGTATCCTCTAAGTGTTGCTCAAGTAGTGGTAGGTTTAGTTCCAGTACCGGTTCAATAAACATCTTTAGAGTTGTGTCGATTACCTTGAGTTCTTTCATAGGAAAGCCACCACCAATCCCAGGCAACATAAGTATGTTAAACAACGTGTATGTCAAATCCACATCGTTCCTACAATACTCACCATAGGCATCTATCTCTGACTGGGTAAAGTTGTTACGGCGTTTGCCCATAGCATTTATCACTTCCGTGCCTTTTTCGCCGATGTTATAACGTTCAGCTAATACTTTAAGACTACCGCCCGCCTCAACACCATGGGTAGCACGAGCCATACAAAGTGTATCGAGCCAACCCTTCGGTTTGATACCATAGCGCCAAGATAAAATAGCGCCATCAAACTGAGTGTTGTGCGCTAGGACTAGGCAGTTCTTCCAGTCATATAGTTTGGCAAAGCGGGACTCGGTCATGTGTTTGTTGTCATACCAAACAGTTTCGCCGTCGTCTTCTTTCACCGCTACACCGATAACCTCAAACCGATCATCGCGAATGTACTCCTCGGTCGTCAATCGCGACAAAGAATATTCTCTGTCGTAATACGTTTCAAAATCTACCGTTAATATTTTCATTTGTCTAACATGTCATCAACAAGGCACTGAGACAATACTTGTGCCAATCCAACCCTATGCGACTTGCGCTCCTCTTGTTCGTCAGTCGTGTAAATAAAAAGAGAGTCATCTTTGTGCATAGCGATTCCAACAAAGCTAACTATCTCACCATTTTCAAATTCTTTCAATAGGGTTTTCAATGATGAATAAACATCTTCTCGTTTTCTATTAATTGATACTATATTTGCCATTTCTTTTCTCCTTGATATCCTCACCCGACCACACCTAGACTCGCATCACCGCACCGTTCCATACCTTACCGAAAAATCCATACCATGCCTTACATGACCTTCGCCATACAGCGCCTAGCCGAGCCACGAACTCCTTGCCATAACTCACCCCGCCGTATCGTACCGAACCGAGCCATGCCCGAGCGCGAACTCCTTGCCTGACTGAATCCCGCCACTCCTAGCTATAACATGCCGAACCTAGAACTCCGTGTCTTACCAAACTTCGCCGTGCCCGACCATGCCGAGCCGTACCGCGCTAGAACCACGATACCCAAACCTTGCCGATCCCAACTTCACCGCACCACACCTCGCCCCGCCTAGTGGGAACCGCAATACCCTTGCCAAACCGGGCACGAACTGAACTCACCATGCCCAACCCTGAACTCCTCACTACACCGCACCTTACCCAACCATGCCTCTACTAACCATGAATCCCTTACCTCACCAGTACAAACCTCGCACCGCCCGACCCGACCTAACCGCATCGCGCATCACCAAAAAATCCATACCGAACCTTTCCTCACCCGACCAGACCCCGCCGTAGCTAGTCAAGAAGCCCAAGCCTTGCCCTGCCGGATCGGGACAGACCGATCCATGCCGGGACGCGCCATACACTACCGGAGCCTGATGCCCTAGTTATGCTACTTTTTTGAGTGGCATTTTTACCGCTGCGAACTTTTTAACTTCATAGCGACCATGACGTGGTCTCCAATCGCCGATGCCAACGTAAGAACCCGCGTCTTCAACCCAACGCTTTAACTGCGCTTCGTTTGCTACGTCTGAGTTAATAGATACTTTGAACTTAGCAGTCCAGTCTTTGAAGTGCGGACGAGTGCGCATAACCTTTGCCATACCAACACGCACCGCAACACAGATACGATGGTCTTCGCTCTCAACCAACTGATCGACAGTCATTGTTCCGCCTTCGTATGTAAACGTAGCATCGGTATCTACAAACATACCTGATAATGCCAATTTACCTTCCTTGCTTTTCTTAGCGCCTTCGACAAGCACCGACTCAAGCACACGACTTGGGACAATTACTTCGTTCTTTTTGTTTAGGTATAACCCTGCACGATACTCGATGTTTGCCATAGCTTCATAGTCTGTATCGGTTTTCTTGCGCTTGCTACTAATTTCTTTCATAGCTTTGCTAAACGGATTAAGCGGGTCTGCCGTTTGTCCGTTGTGCATAATCAATGAATCACCGCTTAATTCAACTTCATATTGTGTGTAGCCTTTTGGCATGTTACTCTCCTCTTTATTTAAATTATGGACGTCGTGATCGTTTGATCTCTTTCGTCCGCACAGTTTTAGGAACTTTTACCTTCCTCTTTTTTGGCTTGGAAGATTGTTTTGGTTTAATCTCCCTAGTCAAAACCTTTCGCAACGTCTGATCGCCAAGCGCCCGACGTCTACTTCTAATTGATTCCGTAATCCCATCATGACAAGACTCGCATAACATAATCACGTCGTTGATAGTTTCCTCACCCCATGTGTCGTAGTGTCGATGATGTAACTCCATAGCGTATTCTTCGCTTGACCGCCAACATGTTCCGCACTGATACATTTGTTGTAGCGCTTTTAGGTTACGCAACTGAAACCAATGATCGGGATTTGGGTGGGACTTCGCGGGACGTAGGACTTTATGTCCGTCGATCTCCCTAACTCTTTTCAATTGAGTCATACTTTAGCCTTCCAAATACTGTTGTACTGCCCAAACTTAACTTTTGGGTATGTCTTGCTCTTTTAAGTGCTTCATCAAAAGGGTCATCCTCTTCTGCATGTAACAACTCTTTCATAACATCTCTAGTAAATTCGTCCGCCACTAACTTGCGTGCTTCATCGGTAAGTGGTTTTAGTTCGTTAGGAATGTATTCGTTATATTCAGCCAAAAGCGGAACCCACCTACCGCCCTTCATAAACTCCTCGGGGTGTGTCTTGATACGCTCGAGCAATAACCGGACGCCCTCGTTCATAAGATTTCCTCAAGGTCTTTTAGTCTTGCGCCCTCGGTTACATACTTGACCCGAGCATCGCTATCGCATGGTGTTAGCTTTACCAATTTCTTTTTGACAAGCTTCTTGGTCAGGCGCGAGTGCAAGTTTGCCGGCGATCCCAAGTGCTTACAGTCTTCCAACACGTTGGTTACTCGCTCGTTCATACCCACACCAAGCAACATTAAATCAATACTATCTATACCGAACTTGGCATGCACCATGTTTAGTGTGTTCCCTATTTTTTCTACCTTCATCTTACTTTCCTATACTTAATTGGTATTGTGCCGTCCGTATGTAATACAACTTTGCCGTCTTGCAACAACTCTTTTAAATACCTGCCCGCCGTATACTTATGAACGCGTAGATACTTTGCTACTTCGCTTATTGTTTTTGGGTTTCCCTTTAATAGCCGTAGCACTTGCGCGTGTCTTACGCGCTTCGGCTCTTTTACGCATTTCGATACCCTTCTTCGCGTTTTCATTTTGTTTTAGGTAATCCTTAATAATTGCTATAAATCCCTCTTGCACTAGAAACTGCAAGCCCTCTTTATCAAAGTCAAGCGTAACAACCCCCGACCCATCTTTGTTTTCTCTAACCATCGTGGCTTCAATTTTCACGTTTTCTCCTCTCGATTTCTCGTTTAACATACCAAACTGCTTTTTCCAAATCCTCAATCGCATCGCCTTTTAAGTCGGCGCGCCATATGTATTTCATCGCGTTGCCCAAACAAAAACTCATGTGTTCTGTAATTTGTATACAGTCAATCCCACTGGGGTGCGACGTGTAATGCTTGGGATTATTTACGTTGTCAATAACCGCGTCTTCATAGCCCGGATGATATGGTGCTTCTTCAACTTTTTTTTGATATTCATTCATTTGATTTTTGTTCTTTCAACTTTGATTTTAAAACTTTGTTTTCCATAATTAGGTGGTCAATTATTTTGAGATGTTCGGCGTGCCGGTCTTCCATTACTTTGACCATTCTTTCAAATTGATGTTGCCAACCCTGCATACTCGAGACTAACTGTTTAGAGTGATACCAAACAAAGTCTTTAGTGATGCCCTCTACTGTTACGTTGTCTTTTATTTCATCAATCATTTAATCCCATGCCTCCTTCTTCTTTGTGCGGTTGCCCGATTGTTTCTTTGTACTGCCATACCAAGTTCTTTTGTTTCTTCATCGTAAGCCCACACAACATCATGGACTAACCCACAATCACAACAAGCCAATCTATACAGTTCACCTAAAGGCACAACAAACCCCTCTCCGTCAGTTCTTTGTATGTATCGGGTCATTCTTGACCTCTTGTTAATGCTTGATGATATCCTTCTAAAAACCACGCCCTTGCACATTCTATGTTTGATTGATTACTTGTATCTAATGAATCCCAAACGGCAGTAGCTTCATCGCATATATCACTCCATGACCTATTTTTATTGTTTGTTTGTGTGTCTAATTGGTCATAATGTCGCTGAATCATGTGTAAGTCTTTTTCCAACTCCGCTATTCGGTCTGCTTGTAGCTTTACTAACTCATTGATTTCGTCATTGTCAGTCATTTAATCCCATGCCTTTCTTTTAATAAAGATTTAGCAACATCTTGGTATTCATAATCCATAGCATTTACTGTAGCTATCCAATCTAAGGCTTTTTCCAACTCCGCTATTCGGTCTGCTTGTTGGCGAAGCATATTGGCAACCTCTTGCATCCAATTAACATTAAAACCTTTTTGTTTTTCAGCGTTGTAATGTTCCATAACTTCATCTGCTAGTTCGTATGCGTTCATTCTTTCCCTTTCGGTAAAGTTTGCTTAGTGTTGCCCACATCTTGAGCATTATTTCCCGATCGGTTCATTACCATTTCTCCGACAATAATTCATCAACACGTTTACGCAACGCAGTGTTTTCCTCTTTCAATCTGTTCAGTTCCTCTTGAACAATCTGTATCTGTTTACGCAACATCAACTCTGTATCTTCCACATCTTGCAACCACCCAAAAAACGGTATCGGCTCATTCATCATCTGTCCCCTTTAACAAATCAAAAAACGCACCGACGTCTTTCTGTTCCCGCTTGTGCAACACGTTTAGAAATGTCTTTAGCGTTTCAATCCCATTCTCATTAACCGCAATAGCATAGCCACCTGCACTAGATATATCCATCAGGTTCTTTTCTTGAAGCCCAGTTGGTTTACCTTTGCCTGCCTTGCACTCGATACCGACAAACTTACCGCCGATACAAGCGACAAGGTCAGGCACTCCTGATCTACCATACCCACCAGTAGCGGGCATGAAGTAGTAAGCGCCGACCTCGGCTAGTAACTTCTTTACCTTGTCTTTGACTTTTTTCTCAGGCGTTGTCATAAACTTCTTTCAGCATCCAATTGGACGGAACGGCCCATCAGTTCTGATGTCCCAACAACATGTCCCACCGCTTGGGCTACGCTCACACTTGATTTGTGCTTGCACGTTCCATGACAACATACCAACAACTAATACTAATAATGCTTTTTTCATTTCACTCTCCTTTTAGGTTTTACTGCAACAATACCCGCTTCCTCGGGTTCTTTTGGTTCGCGCGCTTTCATCATCTGATCGGCATACTCATACGCAGTTAAGGACGCAGACTCCGTATCCTCACCGCCATACTTAACTATGATCCCGACCAAAGCCAAGCCCGCAAACACATCTCTCAACATCTCTTTATCTTGTTCGCTCAAAATAAAGCCTCCCCACAAATACGCATAGCCAGTGCGTATGGTGTTTCAACCTCGCGCTTGACCGATTTAACTACAACAAGTTTCATATCTTCCTTACCTTCCATAAAGCGTTCGGCTTCGTCTTTCCAATTAAAAATCCGTAATAGTCCCATGTCGTCGTGCACTTGATAACTTCTCATGGAAATCCCCCCATTCGTTTGGTGTTACGTCTATATAAAAACTATCCGGGCTCAACCACTTGCCTATGCCTTCCACATAGCCGCGTTCACCATGCACTTTAAGTATGGCGACCTTGTCAGTAATAAACGCAGGTAGGTGTTCTACCTTGCACGAAACTACTGGGGGTATAAACATCTTGCCCCCCAACATGTGAACTTCATCGTGCCCGATAAATTGAACTCGGATAGTGGCGGGACGGTCTTTGAAAGAATTAAGCAATCGCCTAACGTCTTCATCAAACCGCCGTCTTTTCTCCACGTCGGATTTAAACACCCTTACTCCTTAATTTTGTAATATGTCTAATGATTGTAACTACACTAAATTACAAAATCAACTACACATACACAAAATATTTTTGGTGTTTACCCTTATATCCAACCTCGGGAATAATTTGCTCGTCGCCCATAATCTTTAGTAAGGCTATGGCATCTCTATGTTTCTCGGGTAGAGCGTCAGCACTAGGCAATTCGGCTTGAACTCCGTCGTGGGTTATATAAATAACCTTCTCATCGCGGAACATAATCGAGTCAGCTTTAGCTTTTATGCTCTTACGACGTTGATTTTCTTGCCATTCAGGAAACTTCTCGACCATACGCTTAAACGCTTCAGTCTTGAACGTAACACCCAAACTTAAAAGATGTTGTAGTTCTTCAGCCACTTCGTTTGCACCGGGTCTAAACATCCACTGCAAGCTATCGCTCTCGTCCCTCCAATTTGCATGTGCTTTGAGCGCGTTGTTGCGTTCTTCGGCAACCAACTCAATCCATTCAAACGGCTTAACAAACTCCAAGATATGTTTGATAGCTTTCTTTGGGTCTTTACTCCGTTTTGACCTATGCTCGTCCCTGTTCCAAGCATGAAAACGATCATTCTGAATCTTGCGGGACGTCGTAACATACTCTTTGTCATTACGAGAACCCCAAGCCCACCGCACAGTGCCGACCGCACCAACCTCTTTCTCATCAAAGCGCGGGTCTCTGAATATCAGTGTCCAAAACTCAGGGTTATTTGCGTCTTGCTTTGCTGATACTGTCAGACAGTATTGCAACTTGTTGTGCTTTATCATCAGATCGTCCAACAAAACCTTGATCGGTTCTGATAACACATTTGTGTCAATATTAACTTGTTGTAGCATGATCTTCCTCCTTGATAACTTTGTCTAAATCTTCGTCCAACACACCTGTTTCCAACGACTTCACTACATACGGATACTCTAAGTCCCAACCCATTTCTCCATAAGCGTCCTCAGAAACGTCCTCCATGTTCTCGCCCGACCTTGCAAACCTGCACGCAAACTCCTCGTCATAGGCTTCTGCCATGTTTAGTATTTCGGCAAACGCTTTGTCTGATTCGTCATACCACTTCCAATAGCTATGCTTAAACATAATGTATTTACGCTTTTGGCGATCCTCAAAGTAATACATGTTGTCGAGCATTTCTTTTAGTGTGTCGTCTGCCTTTATCCTCATCAGTGATATAAACTTCTCGGGCTCTTTAACTTGTAGGCAAAATGCCACCTCGCTTCTATACCCCATCTTTGACCTCCACTAATCTAGCGTCGCCATCTTCATCCAAAACTGCTTTTGCCTTACCTTCGGCGATCAATTTAATTGACATACCCAAAAGCAATATTGCTCTAGTTCTGTTCTCAGCACGCTCTTTGAAATAGAACATAAAACCAGTCATGACCGCGCCCCATATCAAACTAATTAGAACAATAAGATCACTCATACTTCCTCCTTGTTAGTCGTTCACATAACTTCACTACATCAGGCGGGTCTTTCTTGGTTACTTCGCCACACGCATAGACTGTTTTGTAATCTAGCGCATACTCGACAGACGTCTTGATTATTAAGACCTTAGTCCAAAGTAACAAGAACACACCCACCAGAATGAAGAACTTCATTTCAGAACATGTTTAGAATTTCATCAACCTTGGACTTCACGTTACTTCTGATTGCTTCGCTCTCGCGAATATCCTCGGGCTCAACCCCTGCCAATGCCTTCTCTAACTTCTGCCGAGCTTCCTCTAACTTGGGGTCATTGGTAACGTTCAGGCTAGTAAGCAGTGAGCATAGCTCGGTAGCATTGGTAATAGTGCTATCCCAAAACTTCTTTTTATTCTCGTCCGTATAGTCCATACGATCACTCAAATGCTTGAGCGTATCGTGCAGACGAGTCCATGCGTCCTTCATAGCCTCGGCTAGTTTGGTCTCATAGTAGGATTTGTATTGTTGTTGTAGTTCAGCTTTAGCCTGTTCCTCAACATCTATTCTGAAATCCCCCGCGTCAGGCACAGGGCAGAACACATACTTAAATCCAAACTTACCACGCAAACTATCTGCGTCAGGATATTCCCCTCGGTCAAACAAATTGCCGAGCGTAAAGGCGGAAGTTGATACCAGTTGCGGATACTCTTGCAGAAACTCATCAACCGCTTGGTTATACTGTTGCTCAAAGTTGTTGAGCGTTGCCTTATATGCAAAGAAGTTTTTCATTGGCAACAACCGACTACCGCCATCACTCCATGGCAACGTGTTGTTATAGTTCCAAGTGCGGACAGCAGATACGATCTTCTGTATCTTTTCTAACTTGTCTGTCCCTGCCAATAACTTCTTATGGTAGTTACCCGCACGCGCCTTCGTGCCTTTACTTGCGTCTACTTCTTCGGATACTTTCTTATCCATCTTGCGACCAGTCCACACCGAAATGTTTAGGTCTACTAACATCGCTGAGTTGCTAATCATAGTAATTCTCCTTGTGTTGTATTCAAAAGTTTTGCTACTGAGTGTGCTTCGTGCTTGGTCAAATTGTCAGATACGATTAGTGTTTTATCAATACCATCCCTGTCATATGCTTTTGGCACATTAAGTTTGGCGCAAGGTTTATATACTGTTGTCAATGAAGAAAGCCAATTCCACTGTTCTTTTTCTTTTATCTTAAACTCAACCACCTCAATCACACACCAATTTTTGTAGTGGGTTTTGTCAATCGCGTTTTCCTTCCTACGCTTTTCCCACCATGGTTTCTTTAACATTTATTCCTCCATAGGCACGATCCTCATCTTTAACTTAATACTGTCAGACAGTATTTGGTCTGCCAATATCTCGATAGCATTTGAGTGTGTGAGTTCTACACCCAAGTCCTGTTCCATCTTAGCCTTCGCCTTACGGAACTTCTCTTTTGCTTCAACCTTCAACATCAATGTTTCAAATCCATTAGCCTTCGCCATAGTCATTCTCCTTTTATTCACCAACATGTATAGAAATACCGCAGTCAGCAGTAATGTTCTTGCTTGTAATACCCCAAAACACAGGGTGCGCCCAACGTCCCCAACTAGATACATAACCATCGGTCAGCATGATTACGCACTCGGGTCTCATCTTATGTTCCAAGATGTAGTCAGATACACACGATGGATCAGTGCCACCACCGCCCTTGGGTTTAGTCGAACTCATCAGGGACTCATACTCGCCACGCTCATACTTCTCGTGTTGGCATACCGCAGTATCCCAATACAACAAGTCGATACCCTCGGGCTGAACGTGATTGCAGATTGACAACAACTCGCCAAGGAACTGCCCGATCTCGTCTTGCCCGATCGACCCCGACATATCAATACCCACAGTGATACGACCAACCGCCTCGCCGATCACGCTAGGTAGATACACACCCGACGCAACCAGTCTACGATTCGGACGTCGCCATGTAGCGTTGTCCTTGTCGTTGCAGATGGACGATACAAAGTCTCGCAGGA